GTCCATAGCGTCTGTGTCTTGGACGCCAGGCTTAGCAAAATCAAATGAGAATCCCGCGCCGTGTCCAGAGTCAGGACCAGACGCGGAAACCTTTGAGCTAACACCTAATCCGAATTTTTCTGCGAACTTTCTAGACCACTCAGGAAGTCGAGTATCGCCATATGCGTATTCGCCTGGCTCATAAAGCTTTTCAAGTCCAGACTGCTCATACCATGCTTTATCGTATTTAACCTTTTTCCCTGGTAATTTAACACGCTGGCCCCATCCTTTATTGCCTAATTCATATGCCCATCCCTCTTCGGCGCGCATTGCTTCGCCTTCTGCTTTATCTGCTGCGCCTTTTCCTCTAGTTAAATCTAGATGTCCTCTTGCTGCATCTGCTTTATCCGCTGCGTTTTCTGCTCTATCCGCTGCATCTTCCGCTCTATCTGCGTGCTGCTCAGTCTCTTTCAGAATTTCCATATCCTGCGATAAAGCGCGATCAGTATATTCCTTTCTCTTTTTCCAGCTTGCGTCTGGATCGCCGCCGCGAACAACTTTGGTTAATGTTTGAATATCTCCGGCTTCCCAAGCTTTGTTAACACGTTCTGCGCGTTCAGGATTCGTCCACCAATGCTCAGCAGCGCGGAATGCAAATTCTGGGTCTTCTAGCTTCTCTGGATTTTCAACAAAGTAGTTCTCACCTTCACCCTTTGGCGTATAACCTTTTTCATACATCCATTTACTGAAGGCGGTATAGTTGGCCCTTCCTGTCACCTGCAAGGGACCGCGACCCTTAAATTTAGCTCCTTCGCCTTTTCCTAAATTCCCCAAATCAGACCGATAATCGTATTTACTAAAATACGATTCATCGCCGATTTCTTTAAGGTGTTTCAGCCCTAAACTTTCATAGCCGATTTGTCCTAAAAACATCGCGGCTTTTTCTTTTGTATTCGCACCAATTCCTTCAAGAGTTTGATTTACAAATGGCACCATCTTTTCGTACTCTTCCATCGAAAGAGCGCCACCCATAATGTCTGAAAGTTGTTGTGCGGTAAGCTTTATCGAACCTTTTTGTAGAGGTCCGGCCTGTCCCATAGAAATGCTGCCACGTTCCGGTTCCCCTCCGCCTGCCCTGGAACCACCTTCGCCAGTTCTAGCAGAAAAGGCTTCGTCTATTTTTCCGGTCTCCAATGCCTTACCGAAATTCTTTACACCTTCCGCAAACAATTCGATGTCTTTAGTGAAGCTGGCGAATATGCCAGATAGACCACTACCCAAAAGGTTTCGGTCGGCATCAGTTAAAAGCTCATTGTCTTCGATAAATTTGCCGATTTGCTCAAATACACCCTTTTCGACATCTCCAAGAATAGGAATCTTCTTGAGGAAATCAACAAAGTCCTTTCCAATTTCCTTTTCGATGTCGCCAGCAATAGGAATTTGCTTTATGAAATCCATAAAGCCTTCGGCAATGTTCTTTTCAAAGTCGCCAGCAATAGGAATCTTCTTGAGGTATTCAAGGAAATCGTTAGCAATTCCCTTTTCCAAGTCGCCAGCAATAGGAATCTTCTTGAGGAAGTCCATAAAACCACTGGCAATATCCTTTTCCATATCACCAAGCAAAGGCATATTCTTTATGAAATCACCGAAATTCTGTATATTTCCTATTCCGGTTTTGAAACCAGGCAAACTCTCAAATAGCGCGCCAAACGAACCGCCTATTTCTCCTATGTTGAGTTTGCCTAGTAGATCACGCATTTCAGAGGGAAGGTTCTTGATGTCATCAGCAATTGACTTGAAGAGGTCCGACCCAATTCCAGCGCCACTCTTTAGTAATTCATCCGCTTTTTTGAACGTATCGAATAGCTGGCCCAACCCCTTAGATAAAATGTCGCCAGGAAGATTGGCCAACCCTTCATCGCCAAACAAACCTTCAAATATCTTGCCAATAGCGTTCTTTCCGCCCTCTGACATTGATTGGAAATCTGGCAACAAATCCTTCAATACTGCAAATGGTCCCTCACCAGAGAAGATTTGTTGTGCGGACGAAACCCCTTTGCCCACAACATCTTTGATGCCATTACCTAGAGCTTGGAAAGCCTCAACTCCCTTGTCTACCAGCGGTTTAACGGCACCAACCACTGCGCCAACCGCTCCGCCTACAGCATCCCTTGCGCCTTCGACAACTGTCCCAACAGCATTTGTTACTGGCTGAACAATGTTCTCATTTACGAAATTGACACCTGCGCCAATGGCATTCTTTCCACCCTCCACAACACCTTGGACAACACCACCTGCTATTTCTTTTCCTCTATTCCATGCATTACCAATGCCTTTCAGTGGCCCCCATCTAGCAGGCGAAGCGGGAAGAGCACCAGTTAATTGTTCTGCTAAATGAATTCCGGCTTGCTTCACATTTTCCATTCCAGTAAGCAAACCCTGCGCCAAACCTTCTGCAATATTTCCACCCGTTTGTCTAACTGTATCAACAAGACCCTGTAGCAATTCCGTTACAGAATTAACGAATTTCATTATGAGGTCTTTTGCCTTTTCCGCACCTTCTAACAAGGGTTGGACGGCTTCCGTACCTGGAATTTGAGGTATTAAATCCTTTGGGCTAGTTGGTAATCCCTGACCTTCGGCAATTTCTTTAGCTTTGCCTGCAACGGCATCGCCAAAATCATTTATCCTATCAACAACATCCTTCTTTGGTTCCTCTTGTGCCCCTTCAGGTTTCGGCTCTTCTGGCTTTCCAGTAATTGCATCTTTTGCAGCATTAAATACGTTTTTAGCGGCACCTTCAATAACTTCGCCAGCTTGATTTACCTTGTCTACAAAGCCTTCTCCCTTTGGCTCTTCCTCTTTATGCTCTTCGGGTTTAGGCTCTTCCTCTTTATGCTCTTCGGGTTTGCCGGTGACTTTATCCTTTATCGCATTAAAGACTTCCCCTGCCTTTTCTTTGATGACATCGCCAGCGTCATTTACCTTGTCTACAAAGTCTTTTGGCTCTTCTGGCTTATGCTCTTCCTCCGGTGGCTTCTCCGGTTCCGGTGGCGGAGGTGGAACGTGTTGTGGCTCTTCAGGTTTCGGAGGTTCTGGTGCTGGTAATGGCGTTAAAAGAGCATCGACATCTACATTCGGTCCATACTCTTCTCTTGCCTTTTTCTTTTCCTCTTCGCTTAATGGCTTTCCGCCCTCTGGCAATTTGTCTTCTATTGCCTCTAAAAGCTTTACATCCTTTTCCTCTTCAGGATGCGGAGGTGGTTCTGGCCTTTCCGCTTCTGGTGGTGGCGGAGGTGGCTTTTCTCCCTGCTCTTCGATTTTATCGAGAGAATCAGCAGCGTGTTCGGTATTTTCCTTTATCTTTTCAGAGTCCGAAAGTTGTTCCTGCGCAAGCTCTTTCGTCTTTTCTGCTGTATCTCCCTGCTCTTCAAGCTGTGGCAGCAAATCCTGTTGCTCTTCAGGATGAGGAGGTGGAGGTGGAGGTGGTTGTGGCGCAGAGGGTTTCGGCTCTTCCGCTGGTGGCGGTCCTGGTGGCGGAGGTGGAGGTTCTGGTGCCGGTTCTGGTGGCTTTGGTTGCGGCTCAACAGGTTTCGGCTTCTCTTCTGGCTCTTGCTTGCCTTCTCCCGGCAAATTGACCACAAAGACAGGTAGCGGGTCAGCCTTTGTCGGTTTCCCTTCTGGCGCAGGCTTTTCCGGTGGCTTTTGCTGTTCTTTCTTACGCTGTTCCTCTTCCCTCTTGCGCTTTTCCTCTTCCTCTTTCTTGCGCTTTTCGACCTCTTCCTCTCTTCTCTTTCTTTCCTCTTCCGTATCCCCTTCTGCAATATGCCGTTTATCCTCTTCCTCTTTCCTCTTTCTTTCTTCCTCTTCTCTCTTTCGCCTTTCCTCTTCCTCTTTATTGTCCTTACCTTGTTGTGCTTCAGGCGGTTTCGGACCAATATGTAGCTGCTTTAATTCCTCTTCAAGATGCCTGAGCTTTTCCTGCGCCTCTTGAATTTCTTTGTTTTTCTTTTCTAGCTCTTCTGTCGAAATGTCGCCTGTATTAACGGCTTTCTCAAGCTTTTCGTTTAGCTCCTTTATGTGTTGCGTCTTCTCTTGAATTGCTTTTTCTGTTCTTTCAATTGCCGCTTTCTGATCTTCTGGTTTTTCCGGTGGCTTTCCGCCTGCTGGCTCTGGCTTTCCTGGCTCTTCCTCTTCTGCCTTAAAGCGGACATCTTCCGGCCTTTGTGTTGGGCCAGTTGACGGCTTTTGCGGCTCAGCCAAACGTTTTTGAATTTCGCCCTTTCGCTTTAAAAACTCTTGTGCGGAAGGAACTTCCAGCTTCACTACTCCGGTTAGCTCATTATGGTCTTGCCAAATTAAGCCGAATTCTTCACAAGTCTTTCGGAAGGAATCGACATCTGCATCCTTGCCAAGCTGGAAGTCAAGAGTGAATGTGTCTTTTCCTTGTTGCTTTGCTTTCTCGATTTCCAAATACAAATGCTTGAGTTTATCAAGTGCCTCATCTCCGCCCGTTTGTTGGACGGCAATTTCCATGACCTGCTTTTTGCCCAAATACTTTTCAATAAGCATTTCGGCTTGTTCGCCAACAATTCCGTAGCGCTGCAATACAATTCGCATACCCTGCGCGGTACGGTCCCAAGCTTCGTTGACATCCCCACCGGCAATAGCGAATTCGTAAGCCTCTTTTTGCGCTTCTAATAGCGTCTTATGCAGTGATGAGGCATTCTTATTTGTCTTGTCTAATTCACCATTACCCTTTACCAGCGCTGGCCCAATTTGCCAAAGTGGATCGACTACATCGTCTTTCCAGTCAGTGATCTTTCGGAGACCTTCATTGAATTTATCAACAGCATCTTCGAATTTCGCTGGTAACAAACCCATTTCGCGCAAAGCGTCAACCATCTTATCGGCTTTGCTTGCGGCCTTTTCGGACTCATCCCCCATTGCCTTAATAGCTTCGCCAAGCTTAACAGCGTGGCCGCTAGACTCTTTGAATTCCTTTCGCATATCTTTGATATAGTTAACCAAAGATTGCGGAGCACCTTTTTGCTGAAGTGCTTTAAGGAGTTTCGCCCATTCCTTTTCCGTGCCTTGTATTCCCTCTTGCAATTCCTCTTGTGTAATACCAAGAGCCTCAAGCATTTGATGCAACGTCTTATATTGTTCTGCTGCCTCTTCTGCCGCTGCTCCGCCTTGGCGCTGCGCCTCTTCCAATTTCTTTGCAGAGGTCGCGGCAAATGCAGCAGCAAAGTCAAATTCCTCAACCTTTTTGGCCGCTTCCCAAATGTCATCCCCCAATTCGCGCATTTTTGGCGCGCCTTTTGTTACAGCATCCAATCCATTCTTCGCGCCATCAATATGCTTTCGGGCATTTTTGGTGGCATCCCCAAAGTCTTTCATCCTCTTCCCGGCTTCCCCAATGGGACCGGGAACCTTTTCTAATGCGCCACCTAAAAAGCCGCTTACTGTGCCCATTCCTTCAAATGCACCAATGAACATTTCAGCAAGGCTTAAAACAGATTTCCCTACATTTGCGCACATTTCGACAAGATTAGTCATCCCCCTAATCATTAACGAAATGGCCTTTAATGAAACAGCAGCACCCTTTGCCAAGACTCCGGCAATTGTAGGTCCGAATTCCTTTATCTTGGAGGTGATTGCATCAACGCTTATACCGAATTGTTTGAAGACATCCGCAAAGACTTTTCCCCATTTTTGGAATACTGGCGCAAGCGATTGCCCAACCGCTTTTGCCACTTCCCAAAAAGCTTTGATAGCTGTTCCGGCAACAGCGAATACAACCTTAAATGTCCCACCAATTACCTTTAATGCGACCGCTCCCATTGCCTGCATTGTTTGCATAAAGGCGTTGATTTCTGCTTTGTTTGCAGTCATCCACGTCTTAATGGTTTTGCCCAAACCATCAACAGCGGTACTAATGTTATTGATTAATCGCGGAACTAAAGCCGCTTTATCCTCATCCTCTGATGAAAATAAAGGTGCCAAAATGCTTTCACCTAAACGTCCTACCGCCGCACGGAGATTTCGAAGGCTACCAGTAATGGATTTACCCATTATGTCAGCGGCATTACCTATTTGAGAAGTAACCGTTTCTTCCCAAAGTTTGGCGGAAACCTGACCGGCCTTCACCATATCGCGAATTTGCGCTTCGCTCTTCCCAAGATGCTTGGCTAGCATGGAAACTGGTGCCATTCCAGCATATTCAAGCTGGCGGAGGTCCATTCCCATCATCTTTTGCTGACCACGAATGCGACCAAAAATCATCTGCATTTCGTTAAAGTCTTTATTGGTAATTGCAGCAGCGCTTGCAACACCTTTTAGATATTTCTCTAAATCCTGGCCAGGTTTAACGCCAGCGGCTAATGCTTGTCCTGCCGCTGTTGCCATTTCATCTAGTGAGTATGCCGTCCCTAAAGCTGCATTATTGACATTATCCATAATGCCTTTAACAGCTTCGCCTTCATGCCCAAGAGCTTTTAGCTTGTGCTTCGCTTCATCAAGTCCCACAAGCCTTTTCATGCCTGCGTTGATGGTATAACCAACGCCAGCTAATACACCAACAATTCCAGCGGTCGCCACTGCAAGACCAGCGGTAATTGCTCCGCCCAATGCCATCGAAAACATTGAGCCTAGCTTGGTTCCTTCAGCAGCGAATTTTGGCCCGAAACCGCTTATGGCTCTTAGGGTTTGGCCTAACCCTTGGGTCACTCCGCGGCTCATTATGGAGAAGGACGCTGTAACCGCTCCCAAACCTTGTGTGCCACTTCGTCCTAACGTCGCGAAAGATGTTACTAGACCTTGCAATTGGCCGCTAAGCGCGCCTGATACGTTCCGGCCTACTCCGCCTAAATTGGTGAAAGCTCCTGAGAGACCACCTAATCCGCCCTGCGCACCTTGCGCATACGTCTTTAGGTTCTGTAACTCATTGGTTACTCTTCCCGCGCCTGTTGAGTCATAGGTAATATGGACTCTACCGGCAACTTCGCCCAAATTCGGAGTGGTCACGGCTTTTCCTTCTTATTGAACGCGGCCAAATCTATTGCGCCATCAGCACTTTCGGCAGGAGGCAAGGTGGGAGACCTATACGCGCCACTAGGGTTGAGTCCAAATATCTTGTTATACATGGAGATTCGAGCAGAAGCCACGAAAGTCTCTACACCCTTACGGTTTTGCATTGACTTTCGAATTGTGGTCTCTGCTTCATCCATTTTAGACTCCACGAAATTACCCCACCAATACACTCCTCTATCCAAATAGAAAGCCGCCAAAGGGTTTTGGACGCCATACAGCACGCTAGGTCTTGTCTGTAACGCTTTGCATTGATTCCATATTTGCCACACCAGCAACCTGTTCTTTGCGAAAAGGTTTGATTTCGTTTAATGGCCTATTCAATTCGGCGAAAATTGCCATTCTATCTGCGAAATCAATTGCGCTAGCAAGGACTTGGCCCTCTTGCGGCTCAATCTTTTTCATGCCTAAACGCACCATTTGCTTTCCGGCTTTATTGGTGTACGTTTCTACGCCATCGTCAAGAATGCGCGGTCGCACAACACCAACCACCATTATCTTATTCAATAAAGCAAAGAACCTAGCACGCTTATTGACATCCTTTAGCAATCCCCAAACGGAATCCATGCTATCTTCGTCTTCTTTGTTCTCATCAACGGGATTGCCATTCTGATCTATATTCGAAGGAAATAGACGTTTCGTGAAAAAGTCAATTTCTTCGATTAGGTCAGCTTCTAGCAAATCCATTGTGGTCAAATGCTGTAGCAATACAGGCTGACCGCTTGGACAAGTGAAACGAAATCGTATGCGTTGTCTGGGTTTCCACGCTTCGGTAACTGCAAATTCTTCCCGAAACGCTTGTGCCACTGCTGCTTTCAACTCCGCTGGAACCTCCTGTGACCCAACAGGATTCATCTTTGGCATTCCAGCGGAGGCGTTTTCTGCCTGAGTCATTTCTGATCTCTTTTCTCTGATCTAGTGAATTATGTTGTGGTGCAACTGTTTACGGTTCTTCTGGTTCCTCCGGTTCCTCTGGCTCTGTACCTCCGCCTGGCTCTTCCTCTTCGTCAGTAAGAGTAGTCGCGTAAATCGTTTCGCTCCAATAAGATTGGTCGGTGCCAACTTTGGTGGCGACTTGGAAGATATACGCTTTACCCTTGGTCAAACCAGTGACTTCACCCTCAGACTCTTCGAAGTCTTGAGTTTGCCACGTTGAACCTTCATCATCGCTGTATTGCACAACGTAACCCGTTGCGCCAGTGACAGGTTCCCAAATGACCGAAACCGAATCCTCTGTAATGTCCGTTGTGCCAAAGTTTTTCGGTGGCATAAGCGGAATTGGCTTCGGCTTAAGTGACAGGAATGTCCGCGCTTCAGATTGCTTAAGGTCATAAAGCAACCTAGTACCGGGAATTGGCAAACCAATTCCATTCGCAGCGGTGATAAAGAATGCACCATCTGAGAATTGACCGGAAATGTCCGCGTTGCATTTCGCGCGGTAAACAACACCAGTCACGGAACCGCCTGAGTCAGACATGATTTGGCCGCTAACCATGAAATAGGGTCGCGCGTCATCAGAGCATTTACGGAGAGTAATTGTTCTGTTTGGCGCTACTCCCTGTTCAATGATTTGACCGCCTGTGAAAATTGCCCAACATTCAAGAGCAATACCACCGGCTTCAAGAGTCCAGTTAACCTGTGCTCCATTACCGTGCGTGGCCACCAATTCATCGTCACCACGGAGGTCTACGAAATCCTCCGCGTCAGCAAAGCTGAATGTTTGCGCATGGGGAAGGTCAAATCCCTTGGCCGCCAATATAGTTCCTTGCGCGTCCAAATAGGGATAGATTTTGACATCCCGCATACCGAAGGGAAGCGGAGTAGGTAGAACTGCTGGCGCTCCTAAAACGCCACCTCCGCCGCTTGGCCCACCAGGACCAACCACAATAGGTGTACTCATTTACGTTGCCTTTCAACGTGTTTCGTGAACATGCCTATTCTGACTTGTCTTGTCCTGACATACTTTTCGGTTTTCTTGGATCACGGTATTTCTTAGTGTGATCCAATTTGCCGGTCTCAATGTCGAAATAGTGAAAAACCACTTCTCCGACATTTCGATCAGCGCATCTCTTATCAATACAACGCATTTCCAAAAATACCCTTCCATTTGGGTATTTCTTTACGATGCCCTGTATCCCTCCTTCACAACGGAATTTCACCGAATCAACCCTTTGGTTGTCCGGTACAAATCCGGTGGAAGTAAGCTCTTCTGTCATTCTTTTTCCAGTGAAAAGCGACCATCAACGCGCAACAGATATTGCAATTCCTCATCGTTAAACATGCTGCGCGGCAAGCGTTTTCCGTTTAGATAATTCCATTCGCAGTATTTTCGTGACTGGACTCCTGCCGCGACCCAATCACTAGGCGTGATAATTCGGACAGTTGCAACTCCGTTATATTGAATCCACGGACCTTTTGCCGTCGGGTCTTGCTCTTGCAAATCCATTGCTTGAGGCATCAAAACCTCTTGCACGCCAGGCATTTGCGGTTGCACAGAAGGTGTTGGTATAGGCGGTAATTCGACAACCTGGTCTGATGGATCATGGCGCGGGACAACTGGCGTTGTCTCTATTTCGTCCGAAATCCTATGTCTACCACCATCTTCCGCGCGAGGTACACCACTTCCCCATTCAACCTTGGCTTGGTCTGGCGGATTAAATCTCTGCTGTAGCCTGTTAACCTCATCAATTAGCTGATCTTCCGAAAGTGGTTGTGGCGCTTCATCTTTCGGCTCTTCTTGCTGAGCCTCGAAATAATCGTATTCCTCATGTTCGGTCATGTTTTCTTTCCTGTTCGGTTCTGCGCGAAAGCACTTGGTACGCAGCATTTTTCGTAATCGTTTGAAAGCCTTGGTCTTTCACGTCCGCAGAGCGACCACAGACCCTAATTTGCGAAACGGTATAACCGTCTTCTCCGACAATATCCCACATAGGACGCAGCGCGGAATCGCAAGCGTCCAAAATATGATCTATATAAGAGAAGTCATCCATCACCTCTATAGGCATATGTGCTGAAATGTAAAGGCGCACAGGCTCTTTCACGGTTTGCCAACGTGTGTCATCCATTGTGTCCCAACGCAATATAAGAAAGGGACCAGATGGAATAGGCCGCTCTTCGTTTGACCAGTTCGGAAATATCCGATTCCGCTCTAGCCCAAGGGAATTCAAGCCAGCATTGTTGGCCAACCTCTCGAAAACCGCTGCTCTACTCATTGTAATCAAATGACCAATTCATAACGCCAGCTTCGCCACCTTTAACATCGCAAATTTTGTCAATAATGCGCTTCATTATCACTGGCGACCATTCAACAATTGTCGGCAAAACAACTGCATATTTCCCGAAACCGTGCGCTCCTGTTCCCATCCATTTAGTTTCAAGCCAAATTCCGTAATTCACTGCATGAGCACAAATCAAATTCCATTCATTTGCGCCTGGTCGATCTAGTCTGGCGTGCAAGCCTTTCCGCGCTGCGCCTGAGTCATCTGTCCACGGAGCATTCTTTTTCATTTGATTAGTCAGAATGCCTTGATGATAGGCCATTACACCAGTTACCACGCGACGATTACGCTCATCGAAGGTGCGCAGTCTGGTCTCCAAATTCCTTGTGTCAGCACGGATTTCAACCTTCATTATATTCACCAACCAAAGGTACTTCATCGCCTATCACTGGAATGTCTTCTGGCACAGCAACTTTCAGCTTTTCGCGCCATCCACCTTGAGGCGGAATCCAAGGCGGAATATTTTCGGGCGGAGCTTTGCCGAAAGTTGTTACTAGAGCACGTCTTTCCCAATTGTTATCAGGCAAAAGCGATCTAATCCGATACTGGATTCCGCGCCAGGTCCAAGTGTCACCTTCGGCCATTTCGCAATTGTGCTTGCCAATTAGATGATATGACCATTTCGAGATGTCCGCGCCTTCAAGATGATTGATGCCGTCATCGTAATTCTGCGCAACTGGAATGAGTCTGAAAGTCTGTGGCGCTCTTGGCTTTTGGGCAACCAATTCGTGCGTTCCGCCTGGCCTATCGACTTGGACGTGCGGAATCAAGCGAATAGTGGAGGGCGAATCATCAATGAACCAAATTGTATTGCGGCGCAAAGCATCCAGACCGCGCCTTTTCCAGACCCGCGTCATTTCGCTTTACCTTCTAGCAATCTCCTGTGGGACGTTCGATTTCACCGAACCTAATTCCGCGAAACTCTTTCGCGACCTTATCGTCCCAATATGCAAGCATATCCTTAATATGTTGCCAGATTTGTTCTAAGGCACGGTTGGTGCCTGCTTCGCTAATGTTGATGAATTCGTGTGTGTTGGCCCATCTTTCAAGCCAAAATCGCTGCATCGTTCGCGATAATGAGCCATCATATTCCATTAGCACTTTTTCAATTTTTTCCTCATCCCATCCATACAGTTTATCGGAATCTGCCGGAAGGTATCCGACAATTCCCTCTTTGTCTGCATAAATAGGAAAAGTCATTATCGTTTCTTTCCTCTTTTAGCCCAACTCCCCTTACTAAATTTCTTTGCTGTTGACCTCGCATACCTCTTTCGATTTGCCTTTGCTTTTAACCCTCTTTTTAGACTAGCCTTTTTACCTGCGCGCGTTTTACTTCCACGCCTATAATCCGCTTGTTTCTGACCAGCACCACGTCCTGACCTCCGAACTCCCCTGCCGCGCTGACGTTTTGAGCTAGATAACGTTTCCTTTTTACGGACACGGCTAGCCTTTCGCCTAGCTGATTCACCACGTCTAGCCGCTGGTGTATTTCTAGGTTTTGATCGCTTTTTACCTGTCGAACGTCTTTTCTTAGGCCAGCTTGGGTTATTCCTTTTCCTACCAGTAGCTTTCGCGCGACGTGCTGCTGCGGAGGCGGCTCTAGCTGCATCTGTCCACGCCATTATCGTTTCTTTCTATACTTTAATGGTGACCTTCTCTTAGCTTTATAAACCTCTGATTGCTTTTTGGTTTTGCGGCTTTTCTTTTGTCCAAATCCACGCATTCTTCCGGCTTGACCTCTGCCTACTTTTTTGAAGGCTCTTCCGCGTTGCCTGCGTTGATTTTTCCCTTTTGGAATTGTAATGCCAGAAGTAGGTCGCTTCCGTTTAAGCATTTTGTTTCGTGTTTTTGAACGCCTTTTACCTGTCGAACGCCGTTTGCCACCAGTAGCTTTCGCACGTCTGGCAGCAGCAGACGCAGCGCGCGCGGCATCTGTCCAAGCCATTTATCCACTCCCCTTATTCCGTTCATTCTGAAGATGTTGTGCCAGAACAACTCTCATTTCGCGAACGGTAGAGGGAGCGTCTAGACCGGCCTTTGCAAATTCCACATTCAAATCTTCATGTGTAAATGCTTTGACCTTTTCGAAGATGTCTTGGTCTAGTGAGAATTTTTGCGCTCCTTCAGGTTTCGGCGCTGGCTTCTCTTCTGCCTTCTTTGAATCCTGTTGTGATTTCGATGATTTCGCATCTGCGAACTTTTTCCTATTTCTTTCTATGTCGGCAAAGCGGCCTCTGGATCGAAGGTACTTTTCGTCTTCGTCAGAAAGCGGTTTGTCTAGCGGAATAACCCTAGCCATGCTTACCACCAATCTTGTTGGTGGATAAGGGATTTCGCGGAAGACGCTGCTGGACGCTGATACGAAACCCCTTATCCCCCAAGCTAACTGACGAACTTTCCGTTTTCCCTATCGAACTGGTCTGGAATTTCGTACTCTGAAACGTCGCCAATTTGCATAACAACGGCTCCGCCCCTTTGTCGAATTCCGGTTCCGAAACCCCTTGTGTAGTAAGACTCTATCAAAGGGTAACGCTGATCGCGGCCAGGAATTATCTTCAGACCGCGATATTGCGGATTTGCGTGCTCGCGCAAACCAACAAGATTTTGCAGATTCTCGACTCCGCCCGTGCCAAACATAAGGAAATACTTGTCCGGCATAAATGGCTCTTCGATCAAAAGAATGTCGCCATAAGAACCATAAACGCGAAGACCATTCCAAGTGTCAGGCGGAAGAGAACCAATCAAACCCATTGGCGTTTCAAGCAATTGAGCAGGCTGATTACGCGAAGGAATAAAGTCATAATTGGCTATTGCGCCATTGTTATTCTCTTTATCCATTCGGAAACGTCGCGTTTCCTTGATTTGGTTTCGGTTAAGCAAGCAGACAATTTGCGTACCATTGTCAATTGAATAACCGTGCTCCGAAATGTTATCGTAAGCGTCTTCCAAATCCTGCGAATCAATTAGCTCATTTCCGCTAACCATATAATGATCGTGCGGAACAGAGAACCTAGTTCCCAAATATGGCGGAGGTTCGGTGTCATCGCCATTGTATAGCGAATAAACCTTATACGGATTTCCGCGAATGGATGTTTGCCTTTCGCGATTATCGAATATTGCCGCCATTACTTGCTTAAAGATCAGACGGCGATCCGCTTGCAACAGAGCATCATTCACAGCGCGAACCTGGCGAGCGTCCATGTCCCGCAACGCTTTCCAAGTAAATCGGGTTGCGCGGTCATAATCCCTAAAATCGAATCCAAGGTTAAAGTACCCGATTTTCAGGCGTTCGCCTTCTGGCTCACCGAATTCCGAAGCAAGTTCAAACGTCGCTTCGCCAACCTGCGGAATTGTCTCTATTTCTCTGACAACAGGGAAAGACATAAGAGCCACAAGGCGGTCTCTCCCTGCGTTCCAAACGTCAAGCACGCCAAGAGCTTCCGCCCACAAAGCGTTGATGTCAATTCCATCATTGGTGACATATAAAATGTCTCCCTCAGTATGGTAACCCTGCGCATTAACGTCTGTATGTTCGTAAGTGGTCGAAGTCTCCGCGCCAAAAGGCAATTTAACTTCAGATAAACCAACGGTATCTGGAAGATAAAGAGTGCTAGTCACTTTCAGGTACCGCCCTTCCAAATCGAACAACTAGCCTGTGATTTTGGACAGTGGCCCCAACGTATAAATCGCCATCTTCAGCGACTTTGCCATCTCCATCAACAAAGTAATTGGTACCAGGTTTTGCAAGGTCTTTTCCTGGCACGCCATCTTCGCCTTCGAATTCGACAATTTCACCATCTGTCATTACGTCGATTACTTCACCGGCTTTACGAACCATTGTCAAAACTAGAACACCTTTAATTCCAGTGTTCCCTTCACCTTTGACAACGCGGCCATTTTCGTCTAGGCCAACGCCAATTAGCTTTTCGACGTCTTCAGGATCGAAGTCACCAGCAAGCGGAGCACGAAAGCCTCCGCTCTTTGGGTCATATTTATCATATCTCGACATTCTGCCCTTCCAATCAGGTTGCCGCGCAACTAGATTCGACCTAGTAGTGCGGGATAATCTTTCGCCAAATCTTTGGGACTTTTCCCTTGATTTGGACTACTGCCCTGACCGGGCTGAATTCCTGTTGACCCTTGGTTATTCGAATTCCCCTTTACCAAGAGATAACTGTGATCCTTTGCGACCCTTGCTAATTCGCGCTGCAACCCATCAACCTTGCCGTCGTCAGTGACCTTGACTAGCTTTGAATCTAGTTGCTGCGCAACGATTTCGGGATTGTGCCAACGCCACTTCGTTTCCATCAGAATCCCGTTGATGATGGCCAACTTCGCATTAGTTGCGCGGAGCGTGGAAATCGTTGCGTCCCTTGCCTTTACGTCATTTTCGAGATTTTCTTCTTTGGTCTTTGTTGCGCGTTCCGCTTCGTCTACCTTTTCTTTGAATGAATCCCGTTCTGCCTCAACGTCTTTCTTCGATTGCTCAGTATCAGAGATAATACGGCGAAGTTCCTTAGCGGAGAGTCCTGCATATGGATTGTCTTCGTCGTCTGAATCTTCCTTCTTTTCAGGAGGTTTCGAATCCGGCGAATTCTGTTGTCCCGCTTCATCTTTCGGCTTTTCCTTTTCCTCTTCCTCTTCTGCGCCAAAAGGGAGCGGTAATCCCCAAATTGTCCAAAACTTCTCTGAAACCATCGAATTTCTCACTTTTCGTTTTTCAGCCGGTCGGACCTTAAGCCACATATTAGTCCTGATGGCCTTGTGGCACAAGGGTTTTCGCAGGTCGAATTTCCGCAGGTCAGCAGCGTTTCCGCGCGGAGGTCACAGTCTTTTCAGCGTCCGTTCCTCTTCGCGGCGGAAGTCTCCGCGCTTCTGCTTCTGGAATTGCTCTCTTGCAATTCTGATGTCTTCATTTCTGAAGTTTGGAAATCTGTACGCAATTGCCGTCAGCGCAGCAATTACCTCTTCCTCTAATCCTAATTCAGCACGCGGATATTCTCCCTTCATCGCCTTTTTGAGCCATTCATCAAAGTTGGCCTGAATCTCTATGTTAGACAAGTGCTTTCGTCTACCCATAACGTGCCTTGTACCTATCTGTTAGTAGTTTATGCAATGCCCATTCAGCAGGAGTGGCCCCCTCTTTGCCTAACCGCTCCACAACATCGAATGCCTCCGCTAATGCTTCGTCTTTATCAAGTAAATGACTCCCTCTTTTCTGAAATGAATAACCAGACAAATTGTTTCTAATCCATTCCTTATACGGAACAGATGTCTTTTGCGCTTTCCATGCGTCCTTTACCGCTCTATTCACCTGTACTCCGGTAATCATGTCAGGCGGTTTAGCGTCCGGTAACCCCTTGTTACCCAACGCATTAACCATTGCGTGACCGAATTCATGGTAATAGGTGGACAGAATAGGTTGAGAAGCCGCGCCTACAGTGTGAAATCGCGACATTTCATCGCTTTTAGCCTTTTCCCACCATCCAGAATACTCTTTAGCCATATCCTGATTCAGCACAATTCGACTGTAATATGAATTTGGAATTGGTAATTCAGTTCCCCATTTTGTCGGCACAGTTACAGAGCCATTAGGATCAGAGCAAAATGTAATGCCATAATCCTTTCCGGTATCACCAAATCCCAAGCGCAGCAATTTAACATCTGGATATTTCTTGGCCATTGTTTCGACGGCTTCCGCCAATTCTTCTGTTGAGCGCGGATCAATTGTTGTTCCGCGCTGGCCAGGAATTGACACGCCATAAAAGCCACCATGCAATTCTGGATATACTGCGTTAATCCGTTCTAGCGCAGCCTTATTCCGTGCGTAGTCCTCTGGCGATCTTACGCGCCATTCTGGTCCTTCGACTGCGTACTCTTTTCCAGTATCAAAATCACGAAATACATACGCTCTGGCCGCAACGTTTTTATCCCAATCTGCCATTACCTGATTTATGTAAGGGTCATAAACTCCCATTGTCAAATTCTGCGAAAAGGTTTCCCAATCAGGCATTTCCGGCGTTGTGTAACACCAACAATTCGGATGAGGTAATGGTGGCACTTCGTCCGCTCTAAATAACCTATCTTCCCATTCATCACATTCATCAGGAACGTGATGCCTCATTCCCAAATTCCAACGCATATGGTCAATCCACGGTTGGTTCCGCGCGTCGGCTATGCTCTGCGCGTGAAATGCGTTGTTAATCTCCGTGCGTCCCAAGCGAAGTGCTGCATACGAAATACCGCCTGGCGCACCAGGATTCACCAGATGTCGGACCTCTTTAGCAATTTGACGATAACCTTTGCCAGACGCCAAGCCATCATTAATAACTTTATCCACAAGACCACGCGAAAGCGCTTGTGTCTTCCAAACCTGTTGTGAGAGAGGAATTTTCGTATCACGGATTCGGGTCTCCCTTGATTCTTGATTCCGAATTGCAGTGGCTAGCAACGATTCCCGGTATCTGTTCCGGTCATTCTGATTGGGAAAAATTCGTTCGATTAAATGGCGCTGCTCAGACATCGAAGCGTTAGCGGATTCCCCTGCCGCGCGGCGCTTTCCAGTATCCACAAAGCCTTGAGTGGACTGGAAAAGCTTTTCCAAATCTTGCCGAATATCGTTCTGCGCCAACACAATTTGAGCTTTTTCTGCCTCTGGTGAAAGTCCTTCAAATCTCTTGGGGGAGAACGCTTCTGCCACAGCACCAGAAGTCTTGTTTAATGCGCCTTTTAAGCTCTTTTCAAATACCGCATTTGCTGCCAGGAGACCACCTAGCCAACGTGCGCGCCTGGCCCTCTTAGACATCTTTACTAGTGGCCTAGGAAAACCTTCTAATTCATGGAATTCATCCCATTCCTCTTCATCATCGAAAAAGGGAGCGCTCATGCTACAAATTCATTCCAAAACGAATTGTCTTGTGGCACATAGTCTTTCGGATTCCACCAGGTTACCGCGCTTCCAGTGGCGATCAGATAGAGCCAATCCGGTTGTACCGCACCAATACTCATCGCGTGAATGTCTGTGTAGCTAGGCTCATTTGAGCCTTTAGGGTGCGTATGCCAGATGCCGATAATTCGCGAAATCTGGCCTGGCTTAAGGGTTTTCGCCAAGCCATCAGAGGTCATCAAAAAATGACGCGAAGGGTCTTCCGCGCCATTTGGAATCTCGATGATTTCGCCATCGTTCAAAATAAAACCGCACGCTTCGAATGGTGCGGCCTGAATTGCCCTGCGCTGCAACCATTTTACGATGTCATCACGTTTCATCGCCTGATTCCCATTCGAGACATTATATCGTTGACGGTATTTCGAATTTCGTTGGTAGGGGCCAGAATTTGATAGCGTTTGAAGACTTCGTTTATCACTGTGCTAACGATGGTCTCAATGATCTTCGGCAAATTCGCTTGGAGAATTTCGCCTACCCTGACCGCGACCTTTTGAGCTAGCTTCTCCCACAACCTATCTAGCATTACTTCCTCTTTCGTCTTCCCTTGTGGCGCTTGTGTTTTCGAGCAGGTAGCTTTTTGAAGCTTTTGGTATGTCTGGCCCACGTCTTAGCCCAAGGCTGATGCGTCCCGAATGCAAAGCGCTGCTGCGCTTTCGATTTGAAAGGCACAATATCACCTTCTGTCGAATAGCCCATATTATCCCTTGCGACGTTTTGCCCTGCGCCGAAGCATTGCACCTTTATTGGCTTTTCTTGCCCTTTCCATTGCTTTTGGAGAATCAAAAGTTTTATTCATTTTCACCTTGTTTTTTGTCCTAATTAATGGAGCACCCATTTGACTAGGCTTTTTCCATCCAGTTTTTCCTTTACCCTTTACAACTCCACCGGCAGAAAATGGCGCCTTTACACCAACAGCGTTCCCAACCTTTCGGTATCCCTGACCTGTTCTAGCACTTACTCTAACTCCATATGCTGCTGGCTTATTCGATTTCAATTTTGCATATCCAGTTGTGGCGGTTGGAAAAGTCTTTTTTGATCCACGATGACTAAGATTAGCTCCTCCTTTTCGAAGTCCAGTTTTACCCTTTGCACGTCTAGCAGCAGCGCTTGCGATCCTAGCCGCATCAGTCCAAGCCATGATGAAATCCCTTCTCTAGCAACAGTTTTCAGTCTTCTTGAGGGTGAATGGTCGGTGACTCTTGCAATTTCACCTGGTTTGGCTCAGGATACCGATAGGTGACACGCGAATGTGAACGGTATTCGTCTTCAATTGTTTCGACGTGCTTAATCACCTTGATTGCTGTTGCGGTAGCAAACAATTCAACCAACACAAGCACAATCAAAACGGATAAAGCGATCCAGAGAAACCACACTAATGCAGTTGTTACCATTTTCCTTATTCCTTTCCTTGCGAATGTTTTCCGCGCTTTCCGCCCTGCGGCCAATCCTCTTCTGAATTGTGTTGTGGCTCAGGCACTTCGGGATAGATGTCTAGATCACGCTCCGTTTGTGCCCAAGTTGGTAGGCCGGAAATCTCTGGCTCTTGCGAAATCCGTTGTGGCGCATAGGTTTCCGGTGGTTCGCGTCTTGGAACGTCTTGCATTGGAACAGGCCGCGATTCGTTATTGAATTCAGCAACCTTGTTCCCCTCCGTGTCTGTTACAGAGCAATTTTGGTTAGCTTCGAAAGGGTCTGTCCAAGTAGCGTTTTCGCCTTCGACGCTATGCATCTCACCGCTTAGGCCATATTCGCGAGGTTCGTCCGCTCTATGCCTGTCCATATAATCACCAAAGTTCTTGTCTTCTATAGCGTTTCGAATTCGCTTGCGCTCCAAGGCAATTGCCTCTTCTCGCAACACCATTCGCTCTACCCGCGCCTCTTCGGTGGTCTCTTTGAGGAAAGAGCCAGGTACGCGGCCTGGAATCCTAAGTGTAGTAAGCGATCCCAAAAAGGAGATTAAAGCACCTGCGGCCATTGATGACATAATACCGTACCAAGGGACATCTCCAATCAAATTCGCTTGATGCGCAACTAACGGACCAATTCCCCCTGCCGCCATTCCATGTACCGCTTGGGTTATGGTGGCTTGCCAAAATTCAAGTGTGAATAGCTCTGGCCTTTCGGACATTTCACTATCTCATCCTAATTGATCTACCAGTGGCACCCTTTACTCTTTTTCCGCTTGTATGTGTTGGCCTTATATAAGCCTTTTTGGTTTTATTCAAATTCTTTGCGGAATCTGAAGCGGCGCTTTTCTTTTTATTTGCCTTCCCTAACCCTCCGCGTAATGTATTGCTGCCACCCTGTTTTATATATTGCTTCTTTAATGCCGCCTTTCCCGTTTTGCTTATTCTCCCCTTTGGTGTTCTAAGATGCTTGTTTGGATTAAAGCTCATAGAACCAATACCAGTGCCTTTTTTCGCCCTTCGCGCGGCGGCGCTGGCTAATCTTGCGGCATCTGTCCACGCCATTTCATCACTCCGAATATTGTTGTTCCTCTTGGGGATTCGGCGTTTCTTCCATGAAAGCTCCGCCTGAATTCGAAATTGCGCGCCTTTCCATTTGTTCGTAAAGCTGTTCGACAACACCAGCAGTATTCTCATAACCAATTACTTCGAGCTTTTCGCGGACCTCATCAAGCGTAATCAAATTCATTACCGATAATTGGATTAATTCGTTAATATAGGCTTCACGGTTAATCGGCATTGGATCGCCAAATATCGCTTTGAATTCGGTATCGGAACGAATTCCCTCATAAGCAGGCATCCATCCATTTATGAGGTCATATCCTATTTGGTCCCATTTACCACCTAATGCCAATTCACGGTCTGAATTCTCCGCAATAATTGGTCCCATTTTCAGCGCCAGCGCAATTCCGCTCTGCGCTACGCTGACTTCTATTGAGCCAGTAGCCATATCAGGCACGCCACAGCCATCCATTCCCCAACGATCTAAAGCGTTTATGTGCTCTTGGAATGGCGATAAACTAGTTACTCCGGTAACCCTTTTGAAATCGTCATCGTGTTCTATTTCGACAACATTACCAGGATGCAATTTGTATTTTCCGGCTTTTCCGGTTGCTGCGTCTATAGGAGGTCCAGCAGTCGAAACATAAAGACCTAAACCCTGTAACACCAACGTCAAATCTTCGTAGGTTATAGACTGATTCAGAGCGTTTATGATGTATTCCATGCCTGCGACCAATGACATTCCCCAAGAGCTACCATCAGGTTCGTGATTAGGCACCAAATACACTGGAAACGCAGTGATTTCGCGCGGCAACGTGAATTGCTTTTTGATGATTGAGACCGGCTTGATTTCGTCCTTTTTCAGATTTCGGTCATCCCATGTACCAATTTCGAAAGTTGCTGCCTCATAAGTGATTTCGCCGCTGGCATTCCGCCTGTAGGTCTGTCGTCTAGCCACCTGTTTATCTGGATCATCTTTATCGCGAGGGTCAGAGACCAAATCGACTATGTGCCAACCGATTACGCGCGTGTCATCGTCGGGATGTTCTATTGGGAAGACGTTGCCAGGGTGAATTGTGTTGACTGTCAACCGTTTTCCCTCTGGTTTGTCTGGGTCTGCGGTTATGTACCAAACCAAGTCTCCGCGCGTCAGCATGGAGCGCTTGCCACGAATAAAGCGGCGCATAATCTCTTCTCGCGCAAAGAGATTGTGCAAGAAGTTTTCTACCTGGTCGATACTTCCGCCCTTGAGGGTGAAATTGAAATCGACCGCGAGGAATCGCGCGGTCGCATTAACGATCTTCTTTGTTGACGGCAAATAGATTTCGGTATCTGAATTCTCGCGAACTGTCACGCAAAAGGTCTCAGGCCGGTTGTAATAGAAATCGTCATAAAGCTGATAAGAATGGATGCGTTGCGCGTCCATGTCATCAACAATATTCGGAATCGCCTTCTGACTCCGAAAGTCTTTGGCGGAATCGTATTGTCTTGGTATGTAAGGCATTTCATCACAACGTTTCTAAGCTTAATGTCTTGCGGCGCTTGCGTTTTCGCGTCCTCTTGCCACTTACCGATTTAATTTGCGCGTTTTTTAAGCTGGAAGCTGGTGCCTTATACCACTTTTCACCCTTTACAGCTTTAACTATGCCTGGTGCTCCCGCAAATGCGTTTGTGTCCTTTTTCAATTTGCGACGTGGCACTTTCACACCTATTGCAGTTGGCCCAAACATACCTGCTGCTCCGCGCTTAACATTTGAGAAATAGATGTTTCTATCCCCTGCCATTACCTTTCCAGATTTGAAACCGCCTTTCATTATCTTTGCCGCATTTGCTGGCGTTGTATGGTGATAAACAATAGTGCTTTTTCCAACAGGTTTTCCCGTTGCTTTAGCACGTCTAACCGCAAGGGATTTCGCTCTAGCTGCGTCTGACCATCCACGCTTCGGCATAATGTCTCCCTGGTAATGTTTCTATCTGCGCCAATTTGCGAGGGCATCTAGAAAGACTGGCCCTGCTGGAACCTGTTGTTTCCCTTCACGTTTGAAGGTTGCTTGGTGTACTACTGCGCCTTTTGGCTTGTCTTCTGCTCCCCATAGGCCAGCGAACAAGCGTCCCAACGCTTCTGGTCCGTGGTCATCCTTTTTCATTGGCTTTTCGGTGACTTCGGAGACTTCGGTTTTCAATTCAGGATAACGATAATTGAGGAAATCTTGAATTGTCCTTTTGCATTTGCGATCAAACATTAAGCGCGGCCTATTTGATCCCGGTATCGGCTCATCCGGCATCCAGTATTCCGGTATCACGTTTCTGGTCTCGCGCAACGCTTTTCGAATCTGCCGCAAGCGGACCTGCAATTCTCCGCCCGTATGAGGCTTGGAGCGAATTTGTAACTTGCTTTCAAGAATGCGGGACGCGCCAGGGTCGGCAGGGTCAGCATAAAAGCAAGTCATATTGGAAGGTCGCAGATTACGATAAAGGATCAAATCCGCGAAATCCGTTGGGGCCAAACCCTCTTCGTACACTTCATTAAGCACGTTGATTTCTCCCCACGGACCAATTTGCACCAATAACCAAACGCTAGGATTGGTGTATCCGTAGTCTACCGCGCCGAATGATTGCCAGGCCGGATTGTAATTCAAAGAGGAAACGTGGATGTCTTCATCAAATTCGTTGAATACGCGACCAACGTATTCGGTGAAATCCGCGCCTATTTCTTGCTTGAAAGCCTCTGGCGTAAGGTCATTTATCTCATCCATAATCTCTGAGTCAATTTGGAGATTATGGTCTCTTTTCAATTTGAAAACGGATTCGTAGGAAGTCCGTTGCAATTCAAGGAGTTTCGCGACGTGTTCGTCTAAAGTAGGTTGCCGATAAACGTAGGGATTTCTCCACGCTGGCATTTTCCAACCAGACCATTCCGTATTCTCTGGGTCAATTGCGCGCGTGAATAGTTCATAAAACCAATTCTTTCCCTCTGGTGTGGAGGAATGGAAAGACCAACCGTTAAAGTCAGAAAGGGCAGGACGAATATGCTTTGTCCACAAATTGCGTTTGAGCTTTGCGGCTTCTGCCAAAATAACGCCTGAAAGTCCTTCTCCCACAAGGCGATCAGGGTAGCGCGCGGATTTAGCTGCAACAACAAACGTCCCATCCCATAAGACAATTTGCATATCTCCTGATTCGAGATTGTTGTAACTGCCCTTTTCCATTGGCATTTCGAGCTTTTTAACAATATTCCAAATTACGCGAAATTCCTTTTCGGAGTCCGAATATTCCGGTCCTACTATCCAGAATTCGCGACGTTGACCCTTCTCTAAAAGCGTGCTGGAAAGTGGCTTGGTATAAAAGATTTCGGGAACAATCTTCATCGCTCCACAGCGCGATTTACCGAAACGTCTTCCCGCGCAAAGGACTTGGTGACGACAATTGTTTTCGGCAATCTCTAACTGTCCCGCGTTAGGCTCCCAAGCTATTAGCGGATGGTCATAGATGGCCCATTTGTCGAGTGTCGCCAATTCCCTTGTCTTTCAACGGTTTTCGGCGTTATCCCTTCTTTTTGCGACCGCCACCCTTTTTATAGGGCTGTGCCTTTTTTCCGCCGAAGTTGCTTAGCTTTCCCTTTTTTGCCATTTTTCCTTTTCTTTCTTGCTGAATTCGGTGCAACGTGCCGTATCACGTCGCCAACCGTCTTGACTACTGGTGCTGATGGAATTGTCCTGTCTCCCTTGAAAATTCATTGATCGCAGGCATGAGGCTTCAAAGTAGATCACGGAGTCTCCGCCTCTGCTGAAATTGGGTCAGCTTCGTGCGGATCGCCTTCTGGCACTTGCGTTTTCGCGCCTCTATCGGCAGATTTCAACCGCCAACGCCTGCGACGTGGCAATTCCTCTCTGATTTCATCAATCAATTCGGCTTCGTCCATTTCTTCTAGCAAATCTTCCGGTTCACCAGTCAATTCCTGTTCTCCGAAATCTTGCACTTCAGAAGCCATAGAATCCTTTAGAGCATCTGTACCATCAGATTCGTCATCTTCGGCCACTAGCTCATCTTCGTCTATTTCCGGTTCGCGGTCCTCTTCCGGTTCGTCTTCTGGCTCTTGGACAATTTCCGGCAATTCGTCGTCTGAAACCACTTCACAGATAACAGAATCCAAATCCTCTTCCGGTTCGTCTGTGGGGATTTCCGCGTCTGGAATCTCTTGTGCCACACCAGCTCTCACCAATTTACGGTTGAGCGAAGTTCCCCACCTGCTGTAAACGGTACCGAAAAAGCGACCAAAAGGCTCCCTGCTCTGAAGAGTGTGGACAACGAAAATCGGATGCCTATTGAGCCAATCATCAATGATAGCAACAGCTTTCGCCTTCGCTTCTGACGTAGCTGGCATCGAAACACCATTTAGGCGAATCAATTGCGTCTTAACCAGATTAAACCCCAAATCCAAATTCACCGATAACGTGACCGGAGAGACAACCCTGTGCAAAGTTGCCTTGTAAAGAAATACCATTATTCCTGCTTTCTCAAAAGGGGATTGCTGAGAGTGTGCGCTGATAATTTGACCCTACCGGATAAATCCACTCCCGAAAAGAAATGCAATTCTTGTAAGAAGAATGGATCAGAAAGAGGAAGCCTAGCAATAGCTTTCGAAAATCGGGAATTCCCGGCAAGGGTCGATTTTGCCGGGACTCCCGACCCATGATCGCGGTTGGTCGATTCAGGGGGGAATGCATGAATCTTTCCTTTCGCGCTCAAATGGGTTGCCTCCGTTTACCTTTCGATTACAGACCGCCTGGCTCCCTTGGCGGCATTGGCGGTACGCTCTTCGATTTCGTGGATTCTTTGAATCCGGTGAAATCGGAGATTGGACGGTTACGATAACGTTTTTCGACAACTGCCTGTGTCAAAAGCAAATCGTCCGTATTGTCCTTGTATCGCTGGATTGGGTTGAATTGTTTTGGCCTTTGCCCAACTTGTCCCATTTTTCGACCCTTTCTCGAAATTTCGCTCGAAATGTGTTGTGGCGGAGCGCTTTTCGCGTCCCACCAGGGACTTTACTCCGCTCCGCCTGCGAGGTCAAGCACCCTGACCCTGCGGTTTCCGCGTGGGGTTGGCTAGCGCGGCGGCTCAGCGTCAGGGTCGATTTCGAGTGTCTGCGCCAGAATTGCCGGGTTGCGCTCAAATAGCCTGTCTTTGGGTTTGTGTGCTTCTTGGTCTTCTATCACCTCCGCGTCTATTGCCGGTTGTTGCAACGGTTTTGGTTGATTTGGTGGCGTGTCTCCGCGCGTGGTTTCTATTTGCCTTTTGGCGCGGCTCTCTTCCCTTGTGCCAGAAGCGATTCCGTCGAAAATCTGCTCCCAAGGCGCGGTTGCCGTTATCGCGACAACTTGAGGCGTGCGTCCTAAGTTGCGCTCAATTAGTTCCTTCGCGGCCTTTAACCGAATTTCTGGATCGTTGTGGTCATCCATCATTATTTGGGCTATCGTCTTCGCGGCTTCGACTGTGTGACTTCGCATTTCAGTCTGTGCGCGGTCGAAAATTGCGCGCGTGAAAGCGTGCGCCATTTCGCGAGAAACCGTTTTCGGCTTGTATAATCTGCCGTTTGATCCGCGAAAAGAACAGGTCGCTAGCTCTTCGTCGTCTAAATCGTCGGTGGTCAGTAATCCTTCCTGAAATAAACGATAGCGTGATTTTTCGCGCGAATTCTCCTGTGCGCCAAGGGATTCCGCGCTGGTGGCAGGAGGCTTGATCTTATCAAACGGGTGAAGCTGGCCTCCGTGAAATTTGCAGCGCGGATAACGGTTAACCGCTAAATGCTTGCAACGGAAACCGGCTTTTGTGTAACCGTAACAAAGTAACCGGCCTGTCGGGTCTGTGCGGTATTTCTTGTTAGGGTCATAATTCGCGAGGTCTTGCGGCCGGAAGTCTCCGCGCATCAATAGGGGAACGTGCCATTTAAGAAAGTCGCGAATAGATGGTTTTTCACCTTTAGCTATAGCTTCCTGTTCGAATTGCTCCTTTGTTTTGGTAAAGGTAGGAAGGTTCATTCCTATTGTCGCTACGAAAACGTCTGGACCTTCCGCGCTTCCAACTAGTTGCACCTGAGAACTATTTTGGCTGTTGTCTGAATCTTGTTGTGGGAGTGGAGGTTTCGTCATTTAGCGCGCTCCGTAGTAAGGTGAATTTAGCAGCGGGTCAGGATAATTGATGACAATTGGTTGTCGGTTGTCTGGTGGCTCCCTGTAATAGATGGTCGAATCCCGTTGCTGATAAGGATGTTTCGGGTGAATTTGGTTGTCCTCTGGCCTGTCACAAAAAGCTAAGAGCATCAACAGAATAACAACGCCTAAGATGACTAAGAGGATCGCTTGCTTGTTTCTCATTTCAACTCCAATTCAAATTGATTGTTCTTTTGAAATCCTTTGTGCTAGTTGGGGTTCCGCGGTGTGGTGTGCTGGTTAAGGTGCGCGTGCTCCTAATTTATTATGGCGCTCTTGGCGTTTCCGGTGGGAGAATTTCGAATTCGGTCCACCAAGGAACGTTTGGTTGTGGCGGCTCTTGAACCAAAGCGGGATTAGGTCCGTAACGATCTACGTTACCTTCTATTTCGAAATCAATCGGCGAATCACTATCTAATGTATCAGTTCTTCGCGCGGCAACGGCTAAAGCGTAACCGTCGGGGCCTGAGCCGGTAATTGGGTTTTCGTACCCGCCTGAATGTTTGGCCTGAAGACCTTGAGAGGGGTAGTCCTCTCCGAAATCGTCTTGCTGGTTTTGCTGGCCGATATTGGAGGCTATGCCTGGTGGGAAAATTCCACTCCCCCAACAATATTCGGAATTGCCGTCCGGTAAATTTGACGGGTCTAATGGTGTTGACATGCTAATTCACCCTTTTTCACTTTTTCGGTTGAAAACTTCGCGGAGGGGTTGGCGCTCGCGCTTGCTCGCGCGAAATCCGAAAACCCTTGCGTTGCAAGGCTTTTCAATTCGCTTCGCGCACAACAACTTTCGTTGTTTTGCGCTGCGCTCAATTTGGCGAAAAGCGTTGTCGCACAACGCTTTTCGGTCTCTAATCGAAAGATGTTGTTACACAACATATTTCGGTCTCCTTTCTCAGCTAACATTATACAAAAAGCGCTGACCTGCGATTTGTTACTCGACTTCGAATTTTTCAAAAGTGTAACCAGGCGAAATGCGTCGCGCCGCAAGCATTTTCGCAGGTCCGAAAGTGTTTGCTGGACAAGCGGTTACGGTTACACTTTGGGTCCAGTTCTTTTTTATAAAACGCAATACCCCCGCACCATTTTTTATTAGCATAGCTAACTACTTTTCCTTCATATCTATTCAACTTAAAGTGTAACTGTAACCTTACCACCATTTAACCTATCCGACCTGCCCAAACTCCGGTTACACTCCCTCCCCGAATTCACTTCTGTAACAGGCCATTTCGCCCCCGGTTACACTCCAAAAAAGTGTAACCGTACCTCTATTCCACCTCATTCCGTAATCCCCTCTCCCACAACGGCTTTCCCTAACCAAAACGGTTACACTTTCAAAAGTGTAACCGTGCCTATATTTCGCCTTTTGGATGACGCAATGTAACGTCGAAAAAACCTCTACTTGCCGTCTTACCCTTTCCATCTGACCTTTCTACCTTTTTCACGCCATTAGTGTAACCCATATCCTTAAGCCTTTGGGTAATCTTCGATTGCGTCCATCCCCTTAAATCCAAATTATTCCTTAATAGCCAAGCCTCCAAATAAGCCTTAATATCCTCATTTCGCGTAAATTCGCCCTCCTTCTTAACCAAACATTCCTCCACGAAAACCGAAATGTCGCTTAGCTGCGAAGTGAATTCCGTTGTCGCTAGCCTAATTTCGTCCGGTACAGGATCTAGCCCTTCCGTAACGTATCGGCTTGCTCCCTCAACTAGCCAGGCTAAACAGGCTTCCCTGCCGAATTCGTAAAGCTCTTGCTGCGCCTTTTTGCCTTCCTTGCCTTTTTCCCAATCCGTCGCTTTATGCCGAAACCTTATGACCCGCAACCTATTTCGAAAGGCTAAATCTTCATTAGGGACGCGCGGAATCGTGTTGGTGTCAACGATTACCGTGAATTGGGGAACGTCGGTGATGATGTTATTTTGGCCCTTCATTTCAACGGCGACCTGGTCTCCGCCGCTGAGGGTCTTAAATAGCGGGCAATTTATCTCATTATCGCCCATTTCATGTACCGCCATAAGTCTCATACTTAACGCGGTCGCTAAAGCCGGGTTAAGGTGAACACTCTTGAAAATATCCGGCGACCGCGCACAAGCGTAGTCCCCCAACGTTTTTCGCAGCAACTCGATCATCGTCGTCTTGCCGGAATCCGGTTCGCCCCAAAAGAACCAAACCGCCTTTTCTGGCGTATCGCCCAAAAGCACGCTCCCGCAAAGCTTTTGGAAATACCCTAAATCGTCCATCGGGCGAAAACGCTTTAAAAAGAGGCGAAAGGCGAAATAGCCCCTTTCTAAATTCTCCACCTCTGCCAAACTCAATTCGAGATACTGATAATACCCCGGTTCCTTTATTAGACGGCGTTGTTCCTTGAGCGGTAGGTATTTAACGTGAGTATCCTTGGTAATCAACAACTCTCGACTATTTTCCATGATCGAAATTTGGCCATCCCGCTCAATTTTAATGACCTGGCCATTGCACCCTAGTACCCTTCTGTCGGCGTCTAGTTCCTCAAACAGTACCGAAATTTGGCCTCCGCGAACGCTTTTCGCTGCGCTTAGCGCGCTCTTGATAGCACCATGAAAGCCGCTCCTATTGGCCCAATTCTCCCACCGTTTCGCCAGAGTACCTAGTCCCTTATTAGCCTGGCTTCCGCTTTGGCCCTTTACCCTCATGTAGTCAGCCGTCAACTTTTTCGCATACTTCTGCTGGCGTTCCTTGACCCTCCTGAAAAGCGTTGCGGTTAGGTCGATTTCGTCAAACCGCCACCTTCCGCCCTCGACAGTTACGCCATCCCCTACGCCACCACCAACACTAGGCCGTCTTATAGCTTTCGGGTACCACAACAGCCAATTACAGGGGCCATTAGGAATCCAGAGAATATAGCCTTTGTGCAAATCTAGGAAGTGCTTTGCGTTGCCGTCATCGTTTAGCTCATAGTCGCCCGGTTCTCTGGCCTTCGTGCGCGGAAACCCTCCGCCCGTTGCTAACCCTCCACCTTCACCAGTCTTACCTTTACCGCTACCCTCACTTCCGCTTCCGCCCTTCTCGCCAATTCCGTTGTCGCCCTTAGTAATCCAGTCACCACTAAAGCCTTTACCGACAACCGAAAGTTTGGCCTCCGCCAACTTTGCTTCCCTTGAAAGTACCGCTCCCTCAACATCTTTCGAGCCGCCACAGTCACCGTTTGGACTAGCGTCCGCTATACAAGGGTCATAATCCTTAAAATAGGAATTGCCATTAACCGCAAACTCTTCCCATTTTCCCTTGAGCTTTCGCAGCGCGCCAGTTCTAGACCGCTCAATTTCAGAATCGGCTTCTTTCGTAGTCCGCTTATGACGCGCCAAAACGTCTGCGCGCCAAGCGTTTTCAAACTCCTTAATTGCCGTCATCCAACCAGTGTGACCATTCACTGATCCCATACTAAAAAACTCATAATGGACCTTCGTTAACAAAGGATGAGACCCGCGATCTAAACCCTCTTCCGAATCATTAAGCTCCGCAAGCCTTTTCGCTAGGCGATCCTCCATACCCGGCTTTCGTGGATCATCGCTCTTGCACATACCTTTATGATTCGCGAAATATACTGTGGCCCAAGACTTTAACTCTTCGTAACTAGAGGTCATATCCATTGGGATAGCTTCGTACTTGATATAACCCTGAGTCAGAAATTCGACCCAAGAATCCGGCAACAGCGGAAGCTCTTTCACCTTCGGGATTTCCGCAGAAAAGTCCTGGCCATCAGGCGCGAAACCTGGTGCGTACCAAAGATATTGGCCGATACCGTCATTTCCGGCTTTTGGATGAAAGCTAGGAAATACAACAGCGAAACGGTACGCAGGCGAAATTACATCAATATTCGATCCGAAGCGTCCACAGTCACCGCGCCAATAGAGACCACTAGGAGCTAAAAAGAAGCGAATTCCGGCTTTCGAATTACTCCGCGCGGAAGAGGTCCAGGTATTCGGTAGTGGCCCAAGACCTTTCACCACTTTTCCTTTGTGTTTGTAACCTTCTGCAAGAGTGAGATATTGAGACCATCCGGTTTTATCTTCTTCTGGATGTTCGTCTATATCAATCCCAATTACGTCGAAAGTCTTATTCTCTAAATCCTGCCACTGATCGTTTTGAGCATCAAATTTCCAGTCACCGAATTCTATTGAATGCAAACGCAACCCGATATTGTTTTTCGGTTCTCTTTCGATCCAGTGAGATATAAGCTCTCCGTTTACATTTGGCGCATTATGGCCAGTTGTGCCCTTTGGAGGTGGTCCCTTCTTTTTAGCAGGTAAGGGAATTGGATTCTTCCAACCATTTTCGCGGTACTTCTTCGCAAAGTCACCATACGGACGTGCTGACCCAAAATGGCGCACAAAATCCACTATTCCATTCCCCTTTCGACCCTTACGAAAACCTAACGGACGCAAAGGTTTTCGTAACAACGATACAACATGCTTTTTTAGGACCGCTTCGCAGCGATCGAGTATATTGTTATCCGGTTGAAAAACGTTGTGTAACAACGCCTTCGTTTCACCCTACGCGCGACATCGCCGCAGGTCAAGGCTTTTGTATAAACAAAAGTCATTATTCATTCAATCTCGAATTTAACCTCTATTTTGTGGTTAGACAGTCTAACTATGCCCATATGTTGTGTTATCCACAGCTTTATCCACAGGCTGTTCACAACCCAACCACCAATTATTTAGGTTCACTAATTAAATCAAAAAGGTCAGATTGTGCTTTGCATTCGCATTTTCGGTTAACTAACACAAGCTGATGATTTTCGCTCCCTTCCAAACCCGTTGCTACAGTTACGATTTCCGGCCCTTCCAGCGTTTCATCCAAAATCACCTTTTCACCTTTTGTGGGAACCTTGCTTTCGATGGCCTGATTAACTCGACATCCTTTATTCGAATGGTAATGAATTCGATGTCCGCACCAGGGACAATATCTCCACAATTTAGGCTCTCTTTTCATTTCCCCTTCTTAGTCATTAGCGCAATTTCGCTATGTACTTTTTAGCGCAGGCAACACACAAATCCATATCAATTGGACGTGACCCGGTTCCCTGAATTTGCATTATAAGCGTTACTCTTTTCTCTGGTTGGAAATTCACCTCTCCCTCAGATGGACTGTCCCGCAACACTTTTTGGCAGTTGTCGCATACAACGTTAATCATTCTCCGTTCTTTCTTCGACCCTTAGAGTGTTGAAATATCTTGGGAAGGAACAGATTTCGAATGCTCTTTTTCACAACGCGCGCCAATAAGCACCAACCTCCTAATTGCCGACGAAAGAGATATTCCCATTTCCCTTGCATAGTCGCGAAGGAATAGCTCCAAACCTAATTCGCAAGTCCATGATAAAGTGCGGTCTCTATTCCCTTGATTGATCGCGTATTTCATTGTCATTTTCCTTAACAGAAGCGCGAATGGTTTCCACCCTTCCTTCATGCCAATTACAGCGACAATCGCGGGAATGCGCGTAATTGCCGTATTTGTTCTGGCTATAGTCATGCCAAAAAGTGCGATCCACTAGGCCAACCTTCGAAACTTCCGCTATCACAATGACTTTCGGCGTTCCGTAATATTCAACGGTTCTACCCTGCGCTGGACCGCTAACTATTCGCAAATAGTGATGTCTATTGTTTGCGCTCTTAAACCAGTTCATTTGGACACCACCGAAACACCTTCTCTTACAACACCTTTCACCTCCTTACCTTTTCTGCCGCTATCTACCTTAACTTCATAAGCGTAAGGCCAAGCCGCTAAGCGCGCGGAAACCCCTTGTGGCCCATAGCATCTGCGAATGTAGGTCAATATATGCCGGTCAGCATCCCGCGCGTGAGGTTGTCCAGGTACATAGCAATTCCAGATTTTCAGCCGGTCATCTGTCACAGTTGTTTTCGCCATTGATGGCTGTTGCAATATCATTTGTCTACCTACCCTCCACAAATAGTGCTCTAATTTCGCTGTAACCCTTACCGGAGACAACAGATTTCGCGTCATTTCATTTCGATTGGCGCGCAATATAAAATCCTCCACCAAAACCGCTGCGTTGGGCCATTTTTCGCAAAGCTTCATCATTTCGCGCGCTCCGAAATCTTCGTGCTCACAATTGATTTGGCCATGCCGCCATTCTAAACGGTTCAATAGAAGAGTCTCGAAATTTGAGGAGAAGATGTCTTTTCCATCTAAACCCTTGCGCGGCAATACAATTAGGCTCCATCCGGTTGTCTGGCCAGGATCAAAAGCCAACAGAGGCAACGCATTTCGCGGATGCTCCACAATATCCGGCTTCATAACCCGCGCGGAAGCACGCCATTCCGCCTTGCGCGGTCCAACAAACATAGGTATCGCCTTCTTTTCAATCATCGTAATCCTCTGAATTATGTTGTTCCTCAACAACTTTCACGATGCGGTCAACAATTTCATCGAAATTCCGCTTAGTCAATCTGGCCTGCCGCGCGGGAATGCCTATCTCACAACCGTTTTGGAGCGTTAGCTTATCGTCGCCATTTTCATCAGTTGTCCACACAAGCGGAACCAACGTGCGCGAATGAACTTCCCTGGCGATGTCATGCGTGGTCCGCGTTTGCGTTCGAACAAACACATTTCGGCCAAGCGACCAAAGAGCTTGTCCCGCAACCACTCCCATAACTAAACTAGCCCAATCGCGCGTAGGGTCAATGCATACACTCATGGCTTTAACCCTATTTTCTTTAATCCCTGTTCGCCATACCATTTATCCCTTCGCAGAACAGCAACATTGTACGCATGGAGACAATTACGCACATACTGCGCCAAGATGAAATCTGGTGTGTCGCTTTGATTTTCGATGCTATGCCTGTTGATGAGTTTCGTTAATTCCTCTTCGAATGAGGTGGTCATTGTTCAATTCCCAACCTTTCATCACTCCGCGAAATCTCTTCTGCCACAGACGAATTCCGCATTCTAGCTAAAGATGCTGCGATCCCTTCATACCTTCCGCGTTGTCTCTCAAATTGAAATGCTATTTCAATAGGAACATCTTTACCATACTTAGTTACGATGGCTTCCAGCTTCTTTCGTTGCCTATCCATATCGTCTTGGAGCTTTTCGATAATCGACTTCCCTTGTGCGCCAATATCTTTCGAGCCGTGAGAATGCCGTAACATCCTTTTGTCCTGCTGGCCAGCATGTCTGAAGACAGGAATAAGCGTGTCATCCATTCCTTTTTATTTCCATTCTCTAAAATGCCTTTCTATCAGAAGATAGATAACGGCGATTGCGTTAATTGCGTTAGCGATATGATAGACGATATTCCAGTTCATTCGCCCATTTCCGAAATGTCATCTGGCGCTTGCCATTTCGATTGTTCTGCTGCTGCTCTCACAATATCGGCTTGCCTGCGCGTGGTCATCACAATTGACGCTCCGACCATTGCGCACACAAGACTCCAAATGCTAAAGCCTAAGCATACAAACAAAATACCGTACCAAGCCATTATCTTTTCCCTTTTCTTGTCCAAATAGAGATCGTTTTCTGACATACTCCAAACCTTTCTGCCAATTGTTTTTGCGTGTACTTACCTGTAGCATACAATGTCACCAATTGCTCTTTTTGATCTTCAGATAAAGAGCTTTGACGTTGCGGCATTGCCAATTGTTTCTTTCTATACTCTTCATTCTCCCAATACGATTCTTTATCGTATTGTTTATGACAAATAGCGCAACGTGGATGATAATTGTCTATATCATCTGGGTCTGTTTTATGAGTATGCGACCAATCCCGCGCTTGCTTTCCGCAGTCTACACAACGGTAAAGACTAGCTGATCCACGCACCCTCCGTAAAGTATTGTGCGGATTTGGATTAGCAGTCACCTTCTTTTTGATCCTCTCCAATTATCTTGTCCCATACAGGTTTTGGCAGATTGTCGGCATTCAGTCCAAAAACATCCGACCGAATTCCGAAGCCAGACAACCGTTTTGCCAATTTAGCTACCTTATCACCAGGTTTCTCGACAGACAAGCGATCCAGCAGCGAACCTTGTTTTTGATTTCGCTCTTCGCCTTCTATTAGGTCAGTCATCTTGACCACCAAATACATTGAGTCAGAGTCACTTTCAGAGACTTCGAATAGAACAGTCTGCGCGCTTTCAGCGGAAAGCGGAACAATCTGATAATTGACCTCTAATCTTTCCAGCATAGGCAAAAAGCCTTCAGGCGCGGAAGCAAGCGCTTTGAAGACCTCCGCCATGCGCTGAGTCGCTGCGGCCTGGTCCTCTGGCGAAAGCTCTTCTGCCACAGGCGATTTCGCGACCTCTGCCCCCTTCCTGACCTGCTCATCTCCACGCGGAGTGGTCGCTTGCTGGCCCTCAGAGCCACGCTGAGCGACTTTCGTTGTGGCCCTGGCCTTCTGGCCGCGACCCTTCCGCGCGGAGCGCTTCGAGTGACCCTTACTCACGGTTCCATCACCTGCAAACTCTTTGCGTTAATACTGATACCTTGAAAATCGCTCGAAAACCCTTGCGCCACAACAAGACTCCGGTTAACTTTTGCAGCTTCGATTTGGCGCGCGAATTTTGGATACAGCCAACGATGCACGCTAATTCTGACCTGCTCCCCTGCTTCATCTTCACAAGTCAACGCAACATACTTCAAAAGGTGCTTATCCCTTAGGTTTTCGTAAGCTTCTATTTCATCTATATTTTCCCTTTTTGCCTTTTGAATTGCAGCGTCGTAATACTTGCGCACGCGCAAAATTCCAATGAATACAACAAATTGATTATCCAAAGGTATTTCAACGCTGGTATGTGTTGGCGTGGGAACTCCAGCATAGTCACCACGTCTAATTGCTTTTCTCTTCCCATTTAATACACGCGATAAATGACCTGTTTGGAAAGGGTCTGGATCATCCATGAATTTCTGAATTTTCTTAACAGTTTCTTTTCCGATACCGTGGACCTCTAACAAATCATTCACTTCTATTCCACCGAATAGAGGCTCTGCCTTTCGCTTTTCGCGCCATTCTAAAATATCATCTGTTTTCACCTCGCCAATTCCTTCAATCATACTAAACCCTGCCAAAATCATTGGGCCGCTTGGCTTTTGAGCTAAAGTCCAGCTACCTTCAGATTCTAACAAATCCAGCGCGCGGACCTCTATTCCGGCCTGCTCCGCTTCGTTAATTATTTTGGCCCTCCGCGCGGCATCTCCTCCGCGTGTTAGTAATCCGGTATAGAATTCCGCAGGGTAATTGATTTTCAGCCATTGGCACCAATAACTAATCATAGTATAGCTAACGGAATGAGCAATGTTAAAAGCATAGCCAGAAGCATTAACCATACTATCCCAAATAGACCTAGCATCATCTTCAGAAACGCCTTGCGCCGCTGCGCCTTTCGTGAAGCGCGCGAAATATTCGTTAAATACCGTTCCCCCCAATTTGTCATGGATAATCTTTCGCATACGATTTAATTCTTTTGGTTCGAATCCCCCAAGGTCGCGGAGGATCATCAAGATTTGCTCTTCATACACAATAACGCCATATGTCCACGAAAGGTGTTGGTGCATAACAGGATGCGCGAATTCCTCCGCGCCGGGTCCACCCTCGCCAAAATTCGCCTTGTTGAATACATACTCTTTATCCTGCGCACCAGGCCGGGATAGAGCATTAATGTCCGATAGATGCATGAATTCTGTTGGCTCTACTGCCTTTAGGATTCGTCTAGTTGTCACACCTTCAAACTGGAAGATTCCCAATACATCTCCGCGCGTGAAAGCATCTAGAACCGTCTTGTCTGTCAACGGTTTTCGGTATAAGTCATTAAACGGAATCCCTGCCAGGTCGCAGGTTGTCGTCAAGACTTCTAGAGTGGACAGGCTAAGGGCATCAATTTTCAACAGGCCAAGATATGCAGCATCATACTTATCGAAAGCTATTGCGCGAAAGTCTCTTTCGCGAGGTATTCCCTGCGTTCCGCTCCCTCTGTCAGAAGTGTAGCCTGAGCGCTGGCCAGTACCTCCGCGACCACCACCAATTTTCTTGGGGAATGTTGAGCAGACTTCGTGAATAGGGACAGTTGAAATAACCATTCCTGCCGCATGAATTCCGAAATTTCGATAATTTCCCTCAAGCTTTGGCGCATACCGCAATTCGGGAGTTTTGTTTACTAAATCATTTATCTCTGGAAACGTATTATAGGTATCCACAAGAGATTTCGCGAAGCGTGGATGTCCAGCTTCCCGGTCTAACAGCTTATCTTTCACATTCTCGATTTTCCATTTTGGAATTCGATACACGCGACCAACGTCATCTAGTGAATTTCGACCTTTATATCGCGTATACGTTCCAATATTCGCTACAAATTCGTCACCGTATTTCTCTGCGGCATAAAAGAATATCGCATCCCTTTGTTGATCCTGAAAATCAATATCTATGTCCGGTGGGTCAGTTCGTGTAGGGTCAAGAAAACGTTCGAACAATACAGGGAATTGCATTGAATCAACTTCGGTAATACGCAACAAATAACAGATAAGAGACCCGGCGGAGCTTCCGCGGCCTGGCCCCACAGCAATTCCGTTGTCCTTTGCATATCGCACTAAATCGGACACAATTAGGAAGTAGTCAACGAAATCCTTTTCGACGATTACATCGAATTCAAGCTTTATGCGCGACTTGTATTCTTGCACATAGCTTTTATCGTTCATTCGGGCGTTTTCCCTGCGACGATACCGCCAACCTTGCGCGACCCAAAAACGTAAGAGCGTTTCGTGCGCTCTATTTTCACTCACCACGGTTCCCAATCACCTTCTCCCACAACGTATTTCGCCACAGGCACCTTCGGAAGTTCGACGTTACACAGCGCGGAAATTCGCTCTGTGTTCAACACAGCACCCTTGGCTTTTTCTTTCGAAAGTCCAGTTGCCACAAGGTCTTTGAAGATTTCCCTGTCGGATTCGGGATAGGTCAGCAACACTCCGTATTCCCAACTGGCGTCAGCACTTTCGACAGTTTGGCCGCGATGCGCCGCGTGCAATATGCGCTGCATTTCGTTTTGGTTTGGATAGGGATAATGGACATCGCTTGTAGCAGCAAGGGGAATTCCGGCAATTTCGGAAATCTCCGCGAAGGCCGGATTAAGTACACAAGTGCGCTCAAGGCGAGGAAATCGCTGAACCTCAAGGAAATAGCGCTCTCCAAATACTTCTTTGTATAACCGGGCATAGTCAATTGCACGTTTGAGGTCTCCCTCTCGCAATTCCAATCGCTTTGGGCCATAAGACTTTCCGCCCAATAAGACGCATGATAGGAAAGAGTCCGCACAGCCAGACAACGCAATAATTCCATCCGCGTTCTCTTTCAACTTCTCCCAATGCACAGTAGGAAATTTCGACTTCGAAGGCCATTTAGCGTCTGGCCCAAGAGTTTTCCACGATTCCATCACAAGATAGTTAAGGTTTTGCAGGCCAACGGAATTCGCGGCCAACAGCGTCATATGTGTTTTGCGGCCTATCTTCTCTTTGACTTCCCTTGGGCCAGTGTAGATTTCGCATCCATAGATAGGCTTGATTCCTGCTCTCTTGCAAGCGATTTCAAGCTGTACCCAACTGGATACGTTGCCGTGTTCGGTCAGAGCTAGCGCAGACATCCCTAAGTCCGCAACGCGCGAAACATGCTGTGCCACAGTCCCATAACCATCACCATAGGAAAAGGTGGTATGAGTGTGTAATGAAACATAACGCATTACTCCTTTTTTCCTTTCAGGAAAATTACATATTCATCAGCGTCCGCCTTTGCGCCAAAATACGCAATATAGCGCCGATACGTTTTGCCCTCGCGAATCACCACAAAGGGCGGAAGATTCAGGCCATCCGACCGAATCACTTTCCATTCGCCCTCTGGTGGAAACTCTTTATAATCGCTCATTGCTTTTCAACTTGCACATAGCATTTGCCCTTTTTATGCCACACAAACCGCTCCTTTCTATCTGCCACAAAATAGGTGATCCCCTCTTTACCTATAAACGGCAATTTACCATAGGTGTCCACTGTTCGTGTCTTTTTCCTAATCACAGTATTTCCTCATAGTCTGCGCCAAATCCCTTAGCGCACTTGCTTTTTGGAAAGGGTCTTGTATGTCATTCAAAATGCGGTCAAGGCTCAAAGAGAACACTTCCATCAGACGTTTCTTTGCTTCTAACTCTTGCTCAACTGCGTTGTCCCGCTGGCCTTTTGCCAGTAATTCGATAATGTCGCTTACAGATTCGACGCCATCCAAATCGCCAATCTTAATGGGCGGAAGCGCCAACAATACTTGAATAGGAGTCTCTTTATTCGCCATTCCATTCCCCTTTTATAAAGGGGGAGAGTAGCCCGGTAGCTAAAAGCTACTCTCCCCCTATCGTAACTGTATTTAGTTATGTCTCAGACGATTTCATGCCCAAGGATCATCGTCATCGTCTAAGTCAACAATATCCGAAATGGCTTCTGGCTCAACAGATTCCAGATCATCGTCGGATTCCTCAACCGGATTGCTGGTGGTCTCAGGCGCGAATTCGCCTATGCCATCAGCACTTTCGACCATATCGACCGGCTCAGTGGCTTCTAGCTCACTTTCGCCACCAGGCACAGCCACTAGGAAACGGCTGATCTTGGCACGCGGTTCACCTGATAGGTCTTTATCCATTGCCGTCACAAATTTGACAGTGCGACCGATAGGCCGGAATTTCGCTCCGATAACCGTTATTGGCCTGCCCATTTTGCCGTCTTCGTCTTTTTCAGCGTCATAACCCTTTTTGTAAAACATATTCAGAATCGCGGCTTTTTGCTGTTGCGATCCATCAGTCATGGCGTGGAGAAATTGATTGATAAAGAAAGCGCTCTGCGGAATCAAATTCAGCGAATGGAATACACCAGCGCCAGTGAATTTCCCCTCCGAAATTCGGATCAAAAGCGCTATGCGATCTTCTCCTTTGTTTTGACCCGAATTGATTTTGGCCAGTCCCATCTTTTCAACTGTGCCAGTATACATTCCAGGCGTAGGCGGAGGTCCATCGTATATACCACCACCGGCAGGCGGAGCGGCATTCGAGCCATCGAAACTTGGTTTCATTCTAACCATTTACTTTTTCCCTTCTATTTTCACAGTTCCATTTGCTGAATTGTGTTGTGCTGCTGCCTTTTCCATCCTTTCCCTAATATACTTGAGCGCATCCCGCTCCGGTAGCTTTGTGTATGGCGCAAGGGCCAATGTACGGTCTTTGCCAGGAACATTCCGCATAGTCTCCCATTGAATATAGCGGTCAATACCAGCAATTCGTTTCCGTTGGCCATCAACAACTTTCGTCTTCGGTTTGGTGAACAGATAGCCAAAGCTGGTCATAGACGCGCAAACCTGTTCCGCGACTTCGTAATCCTTGCCGTGAATTTGCGGAAATACAAATTCGTTTCCTTCGGTGTCCACCTTATCCATTGTCAGGCAAGTATACAGCATATTGACCGGCAATTGGTTGAATTCCTTTATGCGCCTTACGATTCGGCGCTGATTTTTGAGGTAGTCCTTTATTTCCGGTACAAATGGGTCTTTTGCCGATTTGATAGCTACTCCCTCTTCCAACAATTCGTCCATATCAATTCGCTGGTAAGTAGTTAGACTGTCAAAGCAAAACCACTTGAACGGAATTCGTTTGCCCGATTCGACCAGGGACATAGCCCAATCATACACTTTATCAAGGTCTTTGGAAGAGTGAATTTTCCACTGCTTCGCCTTCGACCCAAGGTTGCGCGCGGAGACCTCACCCTCCGGTTCAGTGTTGAGAATTAGAACAGAATCATCACTACCGGCAAATACCGTTTTTCCTGTTCCACTTCTCGCATACACCAATATATTTGGATGCGGAGCTACCGCCTCCAAAGGTACTATCTCACTTGGCAATTCGGTCACATTACCTCCTCAATAGTCATTCCTGTTGCCTCATCTTTTGGCACAGTATGAAACCGTCCTAAATGGTTTGGCCTTTGTCGGCAATCTAATACAAAAATCTTTTTATCGCCCTCAATAGAATCTACCACTCTAAGAATTGCCCTATGCCGCTGGCATTCTGGACACAAGATTAACGTTGCCAAATCACTTATCCCCCAATCGTTTTGGAGACTCCGCGCCTTCGTAATACTCAGCGTAAGGGTCTTCCCTTTTGAACAATACAGATTTCATCTCTTCGATGTCTGCGCCTGTTTCGTGCGCCTGGCACAAATCGAAAAAGGCACAGTCCCATTTGCAGTCCCGCGTCGGCGTTTTATAGATAGGGAGCTTGCCGTTACGAATTGCCTTCATATGCAACGCTTCTCGACCAATTGCGCGAATCTGCGAATTGCGTTCTGCCACAGTCTTATTCACCACAAAGCGCTCAAAGAAAGGCGGAGGTGGCCGCTTCATCACAGAGCCATCTTTATTGAGGTATTCGCCTGTCCTGACATCGCGCGGCTTATCGGGCGGAATCGCTTTGCGCACAAAGTTATACACCAAGTCACGAACTGCTTCGCGCGGCCTAATAATTCCCGCGCGCCTAAGCTCATGCGTCCCGATAGCCAGATAGCCGCCGTTCTGGTCATCTATCCAAAGATGTTCTGTAGCAACGCTTTTCACAAACTTATGATCTACATAGCGGATTCGACCACCAACCATATGATCGCGAACAATCAAATCCATTGTGTAGCAATAGTTTACGATGGGGCCATACTGTTTACCGTAGGGATGCGGAATTAATTGCTTGCCTGGCCTTTCGACCCATAACACTTCCCAATGGTCATCATTGCCATACTCTTTGACGTAATTGTCGAGAATTACCGCGCCTAATACACGCGCGTCTTCCCAAGTGCCTTCGATTTCGTCGTCAATATATGACGCGGATTCATTCTTTATTGCATCCACATATTCTTGGGTTACTTCGGTCCAAGTCTCTGCGGGATGTCTTCCGCGCTTGGTTCCGGCCTGGTACCACTCAGCCAGCGCCAAATGTGCGTACTGTCCGAAAACCAAAGGGCCAGCACCCTTTTGGGACGATACAAGATGTTCATTCCATCGCCAATTCCAACGTTGCGGACAACGTTTGAAATCAGCACGTTCTGAATTCCTAAGCAGCGGAACAGGATTCATGCCCATTGCTCACACCCTGCCGCCGCATACCGCGCGGAATGAAAGGTTTTCATAACCTGACCTGCATTGAATACCACTGTTATACAAGGCTTTTTAGGCTCTGCATTACATTGTGGACATTTCACCTTATAGGCCAATTCATAGTTGACGCTTTTAGACACTAATTATCCTTCTTTTATTTCCTTGGAAACGATTAGGCTCAAAAAGGTTGCGGGACAACTAAACTGGATTATGCAACATTTGCCTGCCCTGAGTAGGGAAAAAGGTCTGTTGCTCTTTCACAGTGTCTTATTCCTAGCTCCGGTCTAGTGAATGTCACTGTCCCGCAACCCGTTTGAGCCTACCTGAATGGGAGAGCGCATTGCTTACACTCAATGCTGCTACTTCGAGGTGGGATGGAATTGGACCTCTTAATAAATTCCCATCCAGGTAGACGTGTTTATTTATTTGGTTGTAACGCTGACCTTTTCGTCGTCACCAAAAATGTCTTCCTCATCTTCGGTTTCGTCATCAGCGTCATCATCGTAATCCGCGACCGAATCGGCGTCGTCATCCTCTTCGTCATCGTCCAAATCGGACTCATCCAAATCGGTTGCGTCAGCGTACTTTTCAAGTTCGCTTTCGGCTTCGCGGAGCATTGCAAGCGCTTTTTCGCGCTTGTCCTGAAACTTGGCCTTTTCCAGCTTGCGGTCCATATTCTGCCGCAATTTGGAGGTCTCATCAGAGGTAGACCATTTGGGAAGGCAAAAGCGAACTGCGCGAACAGTTTCCGCTGATACATCCTTGCCGGTTTCATCCTTGATATAGGTGGCCAAGCTCTGCGTCATCACACGTTCGCGCAGAGTAGGCTTGTCTTTCCACTGGCGCGGACCTCGCGGTCCACCAGTCTTTTTCTTTTCGCCATTCTCTATCTTGGCGTCTGTTATGTCGGTTGACATTTCCGAAATTTCCTTTCTGACCTGCCCTTTCGGGTACCACTAAAGAATACCAAAAGATTCGCGCCTGTCAAATACCTTCCCCTCTTTTTCTTTGGGCCAGCGATCCCAACCGCTTAATTGGAAACAAGCTGTTGGAAGTTGCTGGTACACCAGCGTTTTCGCGCGGCTCCTGGTCGCGACCGGAAAGGTAAGTCTCCCTGCGCTTTTCGAGGTCGCTAGCCACAGCCTGCCGCGCTTCTTTGGCCCTCAGACGCGCCACCAGGCGAAGATAAACGCCAGCGCCGGTGAATACACCAGCGCCGACGCCCAGACCCGTTGCTACACAGAGGATTTCAATGGTGTTCATCCTAGCGCATCCCTCAACAGCACTTTCGCGAAATCCATTCCACGTTCACCATCTAGAATCTTCTTAATGCTGGTCTCCATTTTGTATGTGTGCTTGGCGATTGATTCATCAATAGAACCAACAGATGCCAAATACCAGACATTAACGTGGTGAATTCGAGAAATACGATGAACGCGATCCTCAACCTGTAATTGGTCATCTGACGTAAAAGTCTGATCCAGAATCACAACATCATCTGCCGCGTCCAAAGTCAGAGAAACGCCACCGGCTTTTGTATTGAGCATAAAGACATCTGGCGAAGGTTCACCATTATCTAGCGTTCCCCTTTGAAAATCGCGCTGTAAGAATTCACGCTCTTTTTCGTTGGTTTCGCCGGTCAACACAAAAACAGGAATTCCCAATTTATCGCGCATATGCGCCGCATACAGGTTTATGACTTTCGTAAACTGGCTTGCCACAATGACTTTCGACTCTCCTGGTCCCTTACCATCAATGCCGCGATCAGACAAGAAATCAATTAACCAATCGAATTTGTTACTTGGGAATGTCGGGAAAAACTCATCATTCGATCCACCAAGAAATCCGTGCGATGTCGCGAATTGCTTTAGCCGGATCATATGTGCTAATACACCATTAGCCATTAATGTTCCGCCCTCCAATTCAGCCATTGCCTGTTGCGCCATTTGTTCATAAACACGTTTTTGTGATCCGAACATATCAAGCCATACAGCAACCGGACCTTTATCATTCTTGTTATTTGGCGATCCATTTGGATACAAAGGTGTTCCGCCATAAAGCTTTTGCGGAAGTTCCGGTGCCACTTCACGTTTCGTGCGACGTACCATTAAATTCTGTACTTCGCGCGCAAATCGTTTTTCGTCAATCATAGAACCAACAACACGTTTACCCATATAATCTTGATAAACGTAGAAATGCGTTTGTACCCATGCCCAATAACTAGCGGGACCGGAGCGGTAATCGCTTGGCTTTAACCAATTTAGCGTTCCCCACAAATTCTCATGTTTGCCGCGAAATGGCGTGCCAGACATCGCAATTCGCAATGCATTTGGCGCAGTTGTTAATAGTCCCAATCCCTGACGTTGCGCGCTCTGATTTTTGAGATTTCCTGTTGCGCCACTTAGGGTTTGGTGACATTCATCAACAATAATGCCTGCCCAATCAATAGCCAGCAACGCGGGAAATGCTTCGCGAACTGGCTTGATTATCTTATTGCCGTCATCGTCATAAATGAATCGTCCCTTCCAATCTAATTTCGGTTTTAACCGTAAATAGTTGGGAGACACAACAATCCACTGGCGCGGACCTGTGCGACCTTTGCCCAAATCCCAACGGAGAGCACGCTTTACAGCGCGCAACCTGCCAAGCTTAGTCATTTTGCCGCCAATAATTACCCATTCATCATATGGCGCGACTTCCGGCAACCACCTTTGCAATTCATGCGGCCAGGTCACATAACAAGCCGTTTTAGGCGCGACCACCAATATTGACCCTGTAATGTCAGCTTGCACAATTGCAGCAATTGCTTGCAATGTCTTTCCAAGGCCAGGCTCATCAGCAATTAACACTTCGCGATTCCTAACAGCGAAATCGACACTTTCGCGCTGAAAGTGCCTGTGCGCCAAGGCTTGTCCTAATGCGGTATCAATTGGAATCATGTCTAAATTCCATTCATTCCGCATTTTAGTCTCATCCTTGAGCCAGGCCGCTAGCTTCGGCTCAACCCTGATACGAACACCTTTTTCCTTGTGCGCCAAGAAGATTCGTTTAGCTTCGTCGTAAGAGAACGGAAACCGTTGTGGCCCTTCACCATTCAGAAGCTCAAGCTCAGTCTTAGTGACACGTCGCAGATATGGCGGAACAGATACATTGGGCGGAAGGAAGGCCGGTACAAATGAATCTGAATCATTCATTAACACACCTTCCTCCTATTGGGTTGACCTCATCAACGAAATCTGGTGGTAATTGGCCACGCTTAAATAGCACAATATCAGGGTGCTCATTTACCATATGGTGCCCAAGTCTATTTCTTGCTTTCCAGCTATCCGATTGGTGCCATTCGCATTCCGTACACCAAATGGTTTTACGCTGGTCTAGCTCTACCTTGTGAATCGGGTTAAAACTGTTGTGAGAAGCGAAGTTTCGGCGTCTATCAGAAGGAGACTTATTGTTGCTCATTCAGTTATCCCCCTCATTCTGCCGATATATTCGCGCAATTCGTTAGGGTACGGAAGACCTTCTAGATCACACAATTCCTTTAATTGCGCCATCTTCCGTTTCTCTTCCTCTTCTGGTGATAGCTCAACATCCGGTTGGATGTCATCATCAGAAAAGCGATCTTCCCATTCTGGCTCCATTCCTATAATCTCCTTTCCTCAAATACCGTGCCGCTCAAGGGATTTGAACCTTTCACGCTACCACAGCAGGGTAGCGCGCCACCAGGGAACGGCGAAACCTCCACGCGGAGAACAGAATATGAATTCCGCGTGGAGGGTCGCTTTCTATTTTTTAGTTTCAGTTGTTGCCGGTTTCTGTTGTGGCTCCGAAACCTCTTTGTTCTCAAGCTCTTTGGCTTCCGCCTCATCGCTCTTGAACTTGGGGAGCGCGGAAAGGATTGCGGTAGCGTAGTTTTCGATCAAGTCCAGTTGTTCGCTGGATCGCTCATCGTCTACTGGCGCATACATAACCGCCAAATCCATTGCTTCCTTTGCTCTTTCGATGTCCTGCCGAATCTGGATCAACTCAGTCAGAAGCTCAAATGTAGCTTCCTCCGCGGATTCCTTTGATACAGCGTCGATTTGAGCGTCCTGGCGCAATTCTGCTCCGACCTTCTCAACCTCTTCGCTGCTAGGTTCGTTGTTGTCCTCATCTTCAGGATCAATCGACAGACGTTTCGGCTTCTCTTCCTTCGGTGACTTCTGTTCTGTACCTTGGGATTTCGTGTCTTCATCGCCGTTTCGAGCGCGACGAACACACTTTTTCCAAAGGTCTTCCATCTCCGAAGTTGTTTCCTCAGAAGCGTTTTCAAGCTCAGCAGGATCAACACCAGGCTGTAACTGGTCTGGTGGCTCAAAGCCTGCCTCAGCCTTACTCAGCTCCTCATAGGCGCGGTAATACCGCTGGACCGTAGCAAGGCTTACACCAGATAGCTTGGCAAACTCATTCATTGAGACCTTGCCGCTCGAATTCGTTTCCTTGGGAACGTTTTTCGGAGGTCTACCTGGTGAAGCTGGTTCGACGTTTCTGGCCACAATGACGCCAAGGTACAAACCACCGGCTTTGACCGATTGCCCAAATACCTTGGCATCACTGATGACTGACTGATTAGCCATCGTGATTTCCTCTATTCTCTATGTGTAAGAACAGGATTCGCTAGAATCCGTCCCCTGAGCAGGGGATATACAGACGCTACCATAACAGAGGTCAGAGGTCAAATCACCTGGTATATAAGGGATTAACGTTTAGATTGGGCAAAATGCCCACCATCCAGATTGGCCAACTTAGACACCAACTGGATTTAGATGGCTCTTGCGTTAATCCCTTATATACCAACCCTTTTGCGAAAGCCTTGATTTCCCAAGGGTTTTCGCTTGCTTCGACCCTACGCGCGAGGTCTGACCACAGACCACCGACCAATTTACTTAGACAGTCTAGACAAGTGCTCTGACCAGGCGGAGATACCCTGTCGGGACCACCTGCTAGCCTGCCACCATGCAGGCCACCTTACACCCTTCTCAGCGCCACGCCAGGCGAAGTTTCCGCGCTGCTGGTGGCTCTGGTCCCGTGCGAGGTCTAGCAGCGTTAGAGGGCGAATCAGCCGATTTCCCAAGCGATTTCCGGCCGGAAACGCTCAAAGCGCTTGATTCACAGCGCCAAACGCTAGAAGGGCCATTGCTGGCGCTCAGAGCGATTCTGAGCCGTTTTCAGCGCTCCCATGAACGGACGTACCAGGAGGGTTATTTTCGCGCGCCACAGGCCATTTCAGACGTTTTCCCTGGTCAGGGTATTCGACCAGGAAGAGCCAGCGCAGGCCAGATATAGAGCGTTAAACCCTTACGCGCCAAGGGATTTCGCGCGCTAGGTGCGCGACCTGGCACTTCTGGGGATAGGCTTTCGGTAAGGATTACAGTGAGGCTTACCGTAAGGCTTTCAGTATCGTCCAATTGTGTTCTGCCACAAGGGATTAACGCCGATTTGACATGGTGCCTAAAAACGTGATACGGTGTAGTTGGAAGTTAGGAGAGGCGCGAACCTCTCCCCCGCGCAAACGGGACCGACGAACTTCCCCCGCCAGCCAGGGTCAGCGTGAAATTTGAGAACTGAACAGAGTCGAAAGCCGAAGGTCCGCGAGATGCGGAGCTAGCCAACACTATTCGGAGTTTCCTGATGAAAGCGGTTGCGCGCGAAGGGACTAGCTGCAAGATGACGAAAGAGGCGAAGCGGAAACGGACCCTAGGTAGTAGATGAAAATATTTTCCATTCTATCCCTCAAAGGGTGCAACGGATTGCGAAATCCGTTGCGCCTTCTGGCTTTTCAGTTGTTCTGACAAACTAGTCAATCCAGCTAGGCAATGAGCGCAACTGAAAAGCTTGATGGCGCAATGAGATTCGCCCTTAGACATGAGCTAGCCTGGTGGCCGCTGATGAAAGCAGGTACCGCGAAGATGATCGCCCTACCTGTGCCGGTTCGATTCCGGCCTTGGCTCTCACTTCCCTTGCCGGAAGGGTTATTTCGGCAACCTACAGATAGGGGATGGAAAAATGAAAAAGATGGAAGCTGCTAAGGTCATGGCAAACTTTATCGCTGTTAACGCTCGAAAGAACGAACAGAGGGTAAGCAAAATGCTTGTGCTGGAAGCACTTTCGGAGAAAATGCACGGTCACGGTTGCGGCTCTTACATGCAAGAGGCAGCAAGAATCGCTAACTGGAAATCGGTACTCCGATTGGCGCTGGCGCAGCAAGCCGAAGATGACAGGTTCCAACTAGAGAAGGAAATGTTTAGCTGATTGCGCGGAAATCGTTACCACGGTAACGATTTCGGCGTTGTCCGCTAGAACAGCAGACAAGATAGGGGATGGAAAAATGAACGAACAACGGGAGTTTGACCAGCGTGTCTGTGAATTGAACGGGCATGAGAACTGCACGCATGAGTGGTGCCTGTGCAGGTGCCATGACGATTAATGAGAATCGCGGCCTTGGTTACGCTGGCCTGGTGATGATTCGAAGCTAGCTGATTGCGCGAGAAGCGTTGGTAATCAACGCTTCTGGCGTTGTCCGCTAGACAGTGGACAAGATAGGGGATGGAAAAATGGTTAAGGTTCGGATACTTGGCCCCAACGGAATCAACTTCGGTCGCGGCGCAATGCACGTCCACGCGCCAGACTGTCGAGACATCAAGCAACCCAAATACCATTGGGCAGTGCTTGAAGATCGCGCCTGCGGAGCACCTTGGATCTTGGATGCCAAAAACGCTGATGAAATTGTGGACGCTATTTACAGCGATCACTACAGCGATTGGGATTTGAGCGATGAGGAAGGACGCAAGCAATACGGTTCTGACGTAGACATTTTCCCATGCGTCAAGGGTCTAGAGAAGGAAGAGCCAAAGGAACAGCCTAAGAAGGCTGAGCCGAAAAAGGTTGTGGCACAACGTCGCAACCACCAACCAAAAGGAGATGGAAAAATGAACCTTCGGAAAGCAGCTAAGAACGTTGTTGCCGGTGACCTCATGGTGATTGACAACGAACTTTTCGAAGCGCGGCGGAATGCCAAGGTGCTCAAGGGAATTGCTCTTATCCCTATGCGCCTGGCGCACGTCGGCAAGGGTCGCCTGCGCGAATTCCAGATGGAAGCTAACAAGCAAATTCATCTGGCGCAGGTTGGCGATGCCTTCGTTGCCGCGTAATGCCTAGCGCATTGCCCGAAACCCCTTCCGCGAGAAGGGGTTTGGGGTTGTCCGCTAGGACAGAAAGAGAGGATGGAAAAATGGCCAACGTCAAGAGGTTCGATGATGGACATTCGGAATGGGAATGCGCTTGCGGCGCAATAGTTTCCCGGTACCGTGGTCAGGGTGACGTTTCCTGCCCTGAGTGCAACGCGCAATACAACGCTTTTGGTCAGCGGTTGCGCGACAACTGGCGCGATAACCCTTCTGTCTACGATGACGAAATCGGAGACATGGAAGGTTACGAAATCGCCTGCGCTAGAAACGATTTCTAGCTGATTGCGTGAAACCCTAACTCTGCGTTAGGGTTTCGCGTTGTCCGCTAGGACAAGAAAGAGGGTGGAAAACATGATGGCACTTGCAATGAAAGTGCGTGAAGGTGACCGTATCAAGTTCGACGGTATCGAATACATTGCTCTTTGGGATGCTGGCGACAATGGACAATTTCCAGCAATCAAGGTCTACAGCAACGATATTCGCCTTCTGCATCAAGATGATGTTGAATAACCAATGTTGCCAAGGGATTTCGAGCTTACACAACCGAAATCCCTTGGCCTAGTTGGTGATTCAAATTGGATCACTGGAAGGGGATGGAAACCATGAGGCTACTTCTTGAATTCAAGAATGCCGAAGGTTGGCGTTACCAGGTGATGCACCTAGAGAGTCAGGGTCGCGTCCAAATCTGGTACAAACAGCCTGGTTATGGTTGGGAGCTTGGGCATGGTCGCGACGTTCCAATGGGCGGAAAGCCTATAGACGTTGCAAAAGCCATGCAGCGCTTCGTTTTTGGTGAATTGAACCATAACGAATACCAAGACCTTCTCCCGGTCTAGCGCATTGGGCGAGATACGTTGCGCGCCAACGTATCTGGCCTTGTCCGCTAGGACAGAAAGAGAGGATGGAAAAATGCCGTATCTGGAAGATGGGCAATATGTCCAAGGTGACGGTTGGGTACCTGGTGTTGATTTCGACCCAAGCGACCCAGACGAAATGGAAGTGATGCAACACGTTTGGGCGAAAGAACGTGCTGAATCCATTTCCGCTCTGCAAGAAGAGAATTCGCGCCTGCGCGGTCTCTTGGAGCAGATACAAGAGGAAGGATCGCAAAAATGAGTAACATCGTTTGGCGTGAAAACCATTGGGGCGGAATGCATGACGATAAGCACGACATCCACGTTATGCAATCGCCTAAAAAGTTCTGGCGTATCTGGAAGGGCCACCAGTTGATGAATGGCTCTTACGCCAATAAGAAGCAAGCCATAGAAGCTGCTGAGCAGCTTGTGAGCTAGCTGATTGCATCAAAAGCGTTACAGGCTAACGCTTTTGGTGTTGTCCGCTAGACGAACGATCTAGGGACAGAAAGGGATGGAAACATGGCAGAGAAAATCACTGACCTGTCAACAGGTAAGGAAGTTGTCATGCTTTCGATTTATGACATCTCGCGCGCAATCGGCGCAGATGCCGTCATCATTGATTCGTGGCGGAAAAACGACGAAATCGTTACTCCCCCTGCGAAATTCGAGTTTCAGAATCGCTCTTTCTGGAACAGCGATGACATCGAAGCATGGAAAGCCTTGTGGGACAACCACATTGCTAAGGGACTCGAAAAGTCCTACAGCAGAAGGCAACTGATTGACCTGGTGATAGCGGAAGCCAAAGAAACGGAGCGCTTCGCGCGACGTTCATACAACCGTTCACCTAGCTATCCGAAAATGAAAGCTAGAGAGAAAGTTGTTGTGCTGGAAGGTCTTTGGCGTTTCGTGGTTGGTATGGGTAACTACATTGAAGTTCCCAAAGAGAAGCGGGATGAATACAATTCGCTTCTCCGTCTTGCCAAAGGTCATCTCAACATGCAGCAGTAACCTGCTGCTGGCTGTACCGCTCCAAACAGGCCATTAGACCGGCCTGAGAGCGCTTCTGAGCCGTTTTCGGAGCGTCCAAGGGTCTTAGTACCTGACAGACGCTCCGAAGGCTTAGAAGCCAAATAAGAGCGGATTAGGAACAAGAGCCGAAAAGCCTTGGGCCAGTTCGAATCTGGCTACAGCCACTAGCGCGGCCACTTACACGGTTCGCGTGAAAAGTCGCCAATTCCATTGGCGCACAGATAGATTGGAGAATAACGATATGTCACAGGAAACCTCAAGGTGGCTCAATGAGTTTATCTTGGTTGGGAACTGCGCGAATCGACCGAAGGCATGGCACGATAACCCAGAGCTGCGCGAGCGGCTTGGGTTGCCGTCCAACCACTTTGAAGGGCCAATACCCTACAAAACGGTTAAAGAGCGTCTGTTCCCTTGGACGCCAATGTCCGTTCCTACGGCAAACCTGGTGCCTTGTGAACGAAAGGATGCGAATTTCTTTCTGCCACAAGACCTTTCGCTTGGAGGTGAAGACTTCAAGCAAGGTCAGCCGGTCAAAATCGTTGTGGTACCTGACATGCAAGGTGTTGTTAGAAGTGACAACCACCTTGAGCTAGGCCACCACAGCGATGAGTACCGCATTCACAATTACGAAAGATGGCTAATGCAATTGCAGGCCAACGTAATTGGCGATACTCTGACCATCCTTGGCGCTGGTTTGCTTCGCAATGGTGCTCAAGCTTTCGTGCAAGTAGCCTTACCGGAGACTTCGCACGATGAGACCACAGGCGCGGAATTCTGGCCATACATCATGGGAAGCACTTCGTTAGATGGTTCTATCCCAACAACTTTCAGCGGTCAAACGCTTTACGTTGTTTGCGATAACACCAGAAACGCAGCGCTTCACCAGGCGGAATCGTCAGGTCGAATTTACAAGGCACGTCACACGTCAAAGTCCTTGGATTACAACAGGATTAAAGACGTGCGGCAAGCGCTAAGGATCATTCACCAGACGAACGATGCCATGATGGATGAGCTACACGAATTGGCATCTATTCCGGTCACTACGCAGCAATGGGTAAAGGTGATGAATGAAATCTTCCCTATGCCCGACGCTAAAGACCCAGAGACAACCAAGCGCAAAATGTCGATTGCGGAAAACAAAAGGGAAGTGCTTAACCACACTTACCATCGTGATCCAATGTCGGCACAATGGCGTGGTACTGCTCTAGGTGTAGTGCAAGCGCTCAACACATACGAAACTCACTACCGGACGGTAAAGGGTAATCGTGTGGAGCGTAACTTGGATAAGGCAATTCGCGGTCAGTTTGGAGAGGTTGACCAAAAGAGCGTGATTGCACTGGCGAAGGTTCTAGACCGGCCTGAGCTAGTAGCGGCCAAGTCCTAAAGTTGTTCTCCTACAGTCGATTTGAGGAATCGACAGGGTAAGAGCCTAGCGCTCTGGATCAAACCCCTTGCTAGTCAAGGGGTTTGGTCTTGTCCGCTAGGACAGGCCATCAATGCTGATGGTCAGATTTCAGATAGAAAGGGATGGAATATTGAAGGTTACCGTCAACGCCAAAGGTGACGTGACACTTGATATTTCGAATGGTGAAGCTCAAGCTGCGCTGGATTTTATCCGCGCGTTACAGTCTGAGCAGCGTATAGCGTTACAGGCCAACCCTTTTCAGGGTAGGCAGAGAGTGACGCTAGAAGTGGATGACCCGAAACCGCAAGCGTTACAACCCATTTCGAAGGGTACGCGGCCTGGTGTGCATACTCCGCACGATGGAGCGCTTAACAGGTCACAGTATGACGCTTGGGAATACCTCGCGGAGAATGATTGCGAGGTGGGCGTTCACCTTAACGCACTAGGACGCCATTTGAATATTTCATCTAGTGCTGCTGGCCAAAGATGCTACACGCTAATCAAATTGGGTTACGCGCGTAGGGTCGCAATGGGTCGGTATCGCGCACTAACTCCCTAACGGAGTGCACGAAAAGCGTTCATACAGAACGCTTTTCGTGTTGTCCGTTAGGACAAGAAAAGAGGATGGAAAAATGAGTGTTCAATATGCATTCGACATCAACGCAACCGATTTGTCGGTTGCTTTGGATTGCGAAGCGGACAGGGCAGAGAGTGAAGGATTCACTCATGTTCGAGATCGCCAGCGCGCCAGTGCATTACACTTGCGCAATGCGGTTCATCATCTAGAACAGGTGAAGGCCAAAGGTTTTCGCGTCGAAACGAAAATCGTTGTGTCACTTGTCCCTGATGTCAACCCTGTTTTGCGGGACGATTGCCGCTAACACAAATCACTAGTTGATTGGATGAAAACCCTTGTTTCGCAAGGGTTTTCGTCTTGTCCACTAGGGACAGAAAGAGAGGATGGATTGAAATGGCAGTTACCAGAAGGGATTTCGAGCAAATTGCTCAAATCATAAAGCTGGCAAGCGATTTGAAATTCAGTGACTCAAATAAAGCCATTGAAGCAATCGCTAACCAACTGGCCGCTAAATTCAAATCAGACAATCCGCGCTTTGACCGCGAAAGGTTCTTGCGCGCTTGTGGTTTGGGACAGGCGGAGGTGAAATCGGTATGAATCCGAAACAGCGTGAAACGCTCCAAAAGCTTTGTGCCAGTTACAAAGTCGCATTTCGCGAAAGCGATTACAACTTGGCATTCGACCTTCCGAAAGGTTGGGTTGCCGGTTGGGTCGGAGGAATCGACCACAGCGGACAGGGACCACTGAAAAGGACTCTGTACGTTGGCGTTTCGCCCGAAGGTGAAGCTAGTTCTTAGCTGAGTGCATCAAACCCCTTGCTAGTCAAGGGGTTTGGTGTTGTCCGCTAAGGACAAGAAAAGAGGATGGAAAAATGGTATACATTCCAGAAGGATTCGAAGAGCAGGCCGCGAAAGTTATTGTGGCAGAACTGAATGCGCTGGCCAATCGTGTCAGTAACAACATGGTTCATTACCGGCCTAGTTACGCTCCACAGGCCATAGTTCGCCAGTCTGGATGGAAGCTAAGAGGTGCAATTGACCTCGCAGTTTCCGCGCTTGGTCGGATGGGCCAACGTTTGCCGGATGACTTACACCAGAAGGCAAACGAAATCGCAAACAACGCAGTCGAATTCAAAGCTGCGAATGCGGTTCGCTAGTTGATTGCGTCAAACCTGTTGCTAGCCAACAGGTTTGGCGTTGTCCACTAGGGACAGAAAGAGAGGATGGAATCATGGATACAGTGAAAAGGGTTGACCCTAAAGACATTCCACCGTTCACGCGGAATGCCAACAAAGGGTTGATGATTCAGTGGATCAATCGCGATCTGGTGAATAGGGCCAAGTGTGACATTCACACGTCTTATGTCTTTTATGACAAAGACTACCTGTTCGCGAATCTTGTTCTAACTCTTGAACTTTCGGAGTTAGGCTTGCGACAATTGTTTGAGCACACCAACATTCGGTATTACTCGAAGGGAGTTTAACCATGAGTAACCGAAAAGCCTTGCCAGAGCGTATGATTCAGGCCGCTATCCTGCTGGAAGAGCTAGGAAAGGAATACGGTTATCCCTTCCCTGGCAATTGCAGTTGGACCGCTAATCAGCTTCGCACGGAGGCGGAGCGCTTAGCACAACCAGCACCTTGTCACTGGTGCGGAGTGCCAGGTGATTACGGAGCGTGCCTAGATCGCGCTATAGCTGAGCGTAACGCGCGAGGCTAGTTGCATTGCATCAAACAGGTTGGCGCACAACCTGTTTGGTGTTGTCCAACTAGGACAGGAAGAGGGTGGAAAGTGAATGAGTGAAAAGTCTTATGGCTTAGCAGGTTTGGAGCAAAGATGCGTCAAGCCTGGTCACTGGATGGTAGAAGGTTGCGACGTTATCCGAATTCGTCATAATGGCGAAATCGCTTGGCGCGTGGTCTATTTCGGTATCATCGAATACACAGGCAGAACGCTCCTAGAATGCAGAGAGTGGATTTGCGACAATCACTAAAAACCAAGCGCGCCAAGCGATTTCGTTTCCCCGGAGATGATTTCGCCTGGCGCGCTTTTTTTTGTCCCTCTTGCGAACCTAAGATTTGGTCCGCTTTTCCTCTGGCTCTGGCGAATCCTCTTGTGGCACAACAGGTTCCGGCTCTGGTGCTGAAAACCGTTGCGCGCCAACAGGATTGACATATTCCGGTCCTGGTGCATTAGACATGGGAAGTCTTCCGCGCCTGCGATTCTGCCATTCACGATAACGCTCTTCCAGCGGTACATGCGTTGGGATATTGACCGGCATTGCCGGAGGTTGTGTGGGCGAATTATCCGCGCGTTGGAATCTGCGCATTACAGTTGTTCTGGCTTCTACACCATCCATTCCGCGCCTGATTAAAGCCTGAGATGCGATGTCTACCAACACATTTGAGTCAACATCAACCATAGTCGCGTCCCACGGTTTGCCGGTCAGCATTTCCAATAGCGTGCGATATTTGACCTCATTAATTGCATACGCTGCTAATTGCCCTTCCAGCATTCCGACATATAGCGCGACATCCTCATTCATTTCTAATTCAGAAAGTGGATTTTCCAATGGCACACCAATTGGGCCGGTAGGACCAGAGCGTCCACGAATTACCGTTTGTTGCCTAATAGTTGGATCAGTCATGCTGAATTTCCTTTTCTCCCAATACTTCTGCCAATCGGCGCTTTGTTCTTATTAATTCAGCTTCCAATAAAGACACATTATCTTGCACCCTTTGAAGGTAGGTATTTTGCAGGTCAATTGCTATGTCTTGCACCATCTTTGACTGAGCCACAGCATCAACGCCAGCTTTGGCCTCATTCGCTTTATCCTCTCTTTGGCGTTGTCGAATAGACATAAATACGCCAAATAGCGCGACCACTAAACCTCCGCCAAGACTAATCAATTCAAGCCATTTCCCATTCATTATTGCATCATCAATTCTATCCGACGGTTCAAATCCTGCGTTAATCTTTTTGCTTCGAAATTCAATTCGGTTGCCACAAGAAAATATCCGACCTCCGCGCCTGCGGCCAATAGCATTATCTCAGACCAGGGCGGAGTAATTACACCAGTAACAATGGTGGCCACAATTAGCGTGCCAAAAGCAACCATTACTGCCACACAAGACCATTTAACGATATTATACGAATCGCGAATATCCATTCCTTGCTTCAAAACCCTTGTGCCACTTAGTTGTCCGAAGATGACACCAGACGTTCCAAGGAATTGCACAATTCCCATTGCATTTTCGCTTTGGAGAGACATTCCAGCGAAAATAGGTGTTTGGTCATTGAAATGGGAAAGGATATAAATGGCTCCTGCCCAAAGTCCGGCATTGATGGACACAAACATTGGTCCGTGATCGAATCTGGTGCGCTTAAAGTATTTCATTTCTCCCTAATCCTTATACTCTGTTTCGTATTTTCCGGCTTCGTTGAATTCCTTTTCGACTTGGGAAGCACTAATCCCCAACTCCCGCAACACTTTTGAGTCAATCCGCTCGAAAACAGAATAGGCAATTCGGTCTCCTCTCCGTGCATTTCTTGTTATTCGCTGGACGTACCACGGTTCCCCAAGCAGCGCAAGCCTTTCCGCGTACTCTTCATGGATCATCGCATCAGCATTTCGAATGAATTCTATTGTCGTCCAAAGGTCTTCGTTATCATGCCGGTATCTGGATTGCGAAGGTACCTTTTCCAATAGTGCGCGCTTCAAATCCCTTACGTCATTTAGCAATTCAGCAACAGATACTTGTTGCTTCTCATCTGAAATCTCTTCTGGCGCAGGCTCTTTCGGAGGCGTGACGGTAATGGTCTCTTTCGGTAAAATTCCCATGATCGAATCACCAAGGGACAGACAGTGATTCCAGCGATTCCGCCGGTCAGTTAATCCATTGAGACCACCATTAATTGCGCGCGTAACTCCTTCTAAATCCTTATGATCGCTCATAGTGTTAATGGTTGGTCTAGCTACAGTCCAGTACCAAATTACACCTAGAAATCCGTATTTATCAGATTCCAATTGTTCTGGATTGTCGGTAAAGAAATTCCTAGCTGGTACTAATTTTTGGTCATACGCCCAATCTGAAAGGCGTTGGTAGTGGCCCCTTCCCGTCAATTGTATGGGACCGCGACCTAAAAAGCGTCTACCATCACCAGGAATGGTATTTCCCAATTCCTTTCTTCCCTCATATGTTAATTGGTCTGGCGTTGGCCCCCATAATTCTCTAAACCACAATAAACCGTTACTCTCATGGCCAACCTGAGCCATCCACGAACTTATTCGATTTGGATTATCACAATGACATCTCACTAATGCCTCTTGCACACTAGGCAAAAGCGCGGAATAACGTTCGCGGCTAACACCATTCCGCATTGCAGAAATAAGGATTTCAAGCGGATTCCCTTGTGTCACAGCAGGTTTCGCAGCAGCACTAAATGCGTATCCCATAGGAGGTATGAGCGTCCCGGCTTGATGTGCGCTGACGAAAAATCCCTCAAATGGAGCAAAGCCAGGATCAACAACAAATACACCTTTGATGTCTCCTGAATCGTAACCCATATAGGTTACATAATGTTTTACCAGGCCACCAATTCGACCGTAATTCGGGGAAGGTGAACCAAGAATTCCGCGCGGGTAATTGTTCGGAGGTGCCCACCAATTTACCACCAAACCGTAACCGGCATCAATACTTCGGGTTATATTCGAAAACAATGCGCTTTGTTGTGTTGGCGTTGGCGGATCATTTGGCATTTGCACAACTTGATATTGTGCTTCCGGCAATCTCCTATTTAATGTGCGTTGTACGATGAGTCCGACGTGATCCGTACCTCCGGTATGTGTGCCTATTTCACGCGCCAATTCGCTTTCTGGAACGTGGATTCCGCGCGAATTCAATACAATTTGCGCGGAAGCTGGACCGCACCAAAAGCCTGTTTCTTGAGGAACGATATTCCTGTCAAATGGCAAAATTCTTCGCGTCATCTTCAAATTCCTTTTATGGAAGTTCCAATAATCCATGCGGGACAGTTGTCGAATACCCTTTTCCGCCAAGCTTTTCCAGAGCTAAATCAATCATAGCCATAATAGCGGATTGACGGTCATCAGCTTCTACATCTTCGCGCGGCGAATTCTCAACGTGGACAACCCATTTCGGAAACTCACTAGCGCGATTAGCAGTGACAAGCCTTGTGCCACTTGCTGTTTCAAACAGCACCATTCTATTGTCACCAAAAGGAACCACTTTATGATCCGTGCGTACACCATACGGCATTTCGAATTCCCTTCTCCCGCTTAAGCTTTCAACATAGGCGTTACATCAATTGAGCTACCTGATCCGCTCACCATTACTATTCCGTCCGAAAAGGCTTCGCTCCCTCTGAAAATGCCGCCAGATTCCGCGCTGAAAATTCCGCCTTCAGTGTAGGTGCCATTGCTAACAGGGATATTCACGGTTGACCCTTGCGTGACAGATGGCGCAGCCAAAGACGCTGCTGGAAAGACGGTTTGCTTTCTGCCAGAAGGCAATACAGCTTCGTTAGCTCCGGTTGTTCCGCCTGGTCCGGTGAATACAGTAATCCAAGTGCCAAGACCTCTAAAATGGTCGCATAATGCTTGATGCGTGCTAGGTGGAATTGCCATTTGTTTACCCTTCTGTTAGAGCGTTGATATTAGTAGCAAAGAACATATCGTTAATGTTATAAGTGCCAGCTAATCCCATACAGATAAGGAAATCGACCGAAGCTGTTCCAGCAGGGCATGTTTCAGTGAGTGAAATTGGCGTCCATTTTCCATTTGGACAATTTTGGACATTAGCGTCCTGAGTAATCCATGCGCCAGCAGAATTAAAATACCGAATCAATACACCAACAGCAGTATTGGAACCCCCTGCGGCACACTGGATTTCAGCGTCTAAGTGAACATATTTACCAGCGGAGACCGGAAGTTGTGAGGTTACCATCCCTGGAAAAGTACCAGCAGTAATTGCTTGAATTCGCATTGCCCAATTGACAATACCGCCTGTAAACAGTTGTGTCCTAACTAAAGCTTCGCCTGCGCTAAATTGATTCCACGCGACATTTGCCGGGTCAGTATTATTGGTAAATGTAGCTTGACCACCAATAGACGAATAAAGGTATCTTCCATTAATTGCCTTTGCTAATCTAAGAGGGGCGCCTAATCCCATCCAATCAACATTACTTGGCGTAGTAGCATTAAAGGTAGCATCTCCGCGTTCATGGAAAACAACAGCCTTTTGTGTATAGCTATTATTCAAATAACGATTAGCTGTTGTATTTGGAACTGCGCTAGCGGTAATGGTCGCTTGGGAATTTGCAAACAATTGAAAAGCGCGAACAGCAGCGCTCATGCTAGCCCAATTCCTAGTTACAGCAGCAACATTCGCAGCTTGAAATGGAATAATGGGACCATCAAAATCAATTGGAGCATTAAACCGCGTGGCAATTACCAATTGCGAAGCAACAGCGGAATTTGCTGCTGCTGGAACAGCAATTGGACGCCAAACGTTTTCTGGTGTATCTAGTAAACCGAAAAGGTCAGCTCTCATATTGTGCGCAGAAAAAGACCCAAGCGATTTCATGGGAACTGTTTCTAGAGTAGGGATTCGAGCGGGAATGTCTGGAATTTTAGTAGAAACAACACTGCGCAATGGACTGGCATTCCAATGCATAGAATATATTGCACCTGATGAATCCACTGCAATTCCCGAATAGTTATTTCCAACGTTAAAATTCGGAACTGTTGATTGTACGCCAGCAGGAGTAATCATTTGAATATTGCTACCATTCCATGCTGCTACATATACATTCCCATTTGAATCTACAGCAATTCCGCAAGCATGGCCTCCGGTATAGGGGAGAATAGTTGTCGCGCCTGCGCTAGTTCGTCTAGCAATAAGATTGCTAGTGTAATAGCCAACATAAATAGTTCCGCTAGAGTCCACAGCAATACTCCACGGAGAAACGTTGCTTGCTATTGATGAATGCGAAGGAGTTACGGTGGTTTGCGTACCTGTGCCAGAAGTGGTGCGGCGCAAGACAGTTCGCGCGCTATAATTGACCACATACACATTATTGCTGGAATCTACAGCAATTCCTCTAGGACCATTAATTCCAGTAAAAGGTAATGTTGTTTGCACATTCGCAGGGGTTAATCTAAGAACATTATTAGCTCCATCATTGGTAACATACACATTTCCACCAGAATCCACAGCAATTCCGCGCGGGTCATTAAGTCCTGTAAATGGCAGGGTGGTCACTACACCAGCAGGAGTAACCCTATTGATAGTATTGTTATCAGTAATAACATAAATGTTACCGCTAGAATCCACAGCAACATCGCCATATGATTTCATTAAAACAGGAAAAATAGTCATCGCTGCTGCTCTACTTACCAGCATTACCAAAGCGTATGCCGTATTTGTTGCAATATAAGCTGATTCCCAATTTATAGCATTTCCATTGTTCGCGCCGGTCCCTGTAATACCCAATACTGTTGGCGCTAATGGTGCGATCAAATCACCTTTCATACTCATTGAAGGAGAAACAGCCAGCTCAAAACCCTTCTGCGCCTTAGCTTTTCCAGACATCCCCATTTCGATAAACTCAGCCACAGACAATTCGAATTGTCGGTAATTCTTTTCGTAACCTGTAAAGCTCATTTCCGGCTGAATTTCTAAACCAAAGTCAGCAGGTACCGGAACGGCAAAAGTCATCTCAGGGTTGACCTCAAGCTCAAAGCCAGCAGGAAGCCTTGGCGCACAAGCGATTTCGAGACCGACAACATCACTCACGTCTAGCGCGAAACTGGCCGCGCTTTTGCCACCTGCGCCGAATTCCAAGCTAGGAGTAATAGCTAGCTCAAAATCCTTGAAAATCCTTGCGTGCCAACCTGGTTCGGTCATGCGTTATACTTCTCCTGAAACTCATTAGCCGTGATCGCCCTGAAATGTCCTGACTCCCAAAGGATTACCTCTCCCTTATTCGCTTCAAATCCGACCTGCAATTCACTGTCTAACTGTATATGCCACGTTTCTATTAGCGGACCTCCGCCCATGTCTGGATTCATTCGACTAGAAATAAGTCCAGCGTATCCCCAACCTAGAGCAGCTTTAGACAACTCCAAGAAATCTTCTGGCGTTTCCAGCGAAAAGTATTGTGTCTCAACAGGTTTCGGCTTTGCGCTTCCTCTTGGCATTTACTGATCCTTTCCTACGAATAGCGAAATACCTGCTGGCGCTTGTTGGCTTGTAAATAACCCATCATATGCGCTTGCGCCAAATCCAACTCCGCGTGCCGTCGGTCCCATTGTTGTTACCTGGCCAACATCAGGCCAATCATAAATCTTCTCTAATCCGACAAAGCATCTGAAAATGCGCTGGTCTCCAATTGCCATGTCGCCAGCCATAATTCGGACAAACGTTCCGGCATTTGGTGTGAATGACAATTTGCCATTTGCTACCTGCCTTTGAATTCCGCCATTGTATCTCATTAAAAACCATTCACGATTACCTTCTACGCGGAATTTCACAAAATCGTTTGCATTGTTTGGGCCACCTTGAAATCGACATACAACCTCAACTGATCCCCACCTACTACCCGCCCAACTTACATGGTTTGCGCTATTCAACACTAATCCGACATCCTGGTAATTGCTTTGTGTTTGGGTAGATGGCGCATTACCAATCCAAATGAAAGTTCCGTGCGTAATACCTGATCCAGTATTCCAGACCGCGCCTCTGTCTATTCGTGTTTCGTATCTGCCGCTTGAACCAGCATACATTTGTGACCATTTAGAGTTATCTAAATTGTTTCCATTCCTTCGGAAATTGTCCTCAATAACAAAGCCGCTAGACTCTTTTGCCAAAAAGGATTCAAGTGCTGTTGAATGTTGTTCCATCCGAATTCGTATTGATTCCAACGCTTCTTTTGAATCTTCATGTCTAAATCCAAATCCGGCCCAACCGAATATTCCAGTGGTAATATTGTCAACAAGGGTCAATACACCAGGTACACTGAGGTCAGACAAGCTAGGGATGTTGAATATGTTTGTCAGCCAAGAAGCGTCAAACCACCCTGTAGGCAACAGGTTTCGGAAGCGCGCTGCAATGTCTGTAATGCTTTCCCACAGACCAGACAAGCCATCACCAAAGTTGAATGTCCATCCCCTAAGCGCGGAAATCAAAGCGCTCCAAGCACTTTCGAGACTGTCAATCAAGTTCCAACCAAGGAGGTTAGTCCGCTTTCCGCTTGCGTCATCGAACCATACACGTCCAGAGGTCGCAGACGCTTTCACCTGCAATTTGTACTTAATCATCGAAACACCTTGCGGCACAGTGTAATTCGATGTCATCTGTTGCCAACCGCTGTTCGGCCCTGTTCCGCCTGCAAAGTTCATTGTCTTTTCAGCAACAAATTCTTCGCATTCGTCGTCTGCGTATTCCTGAATTACGATACAAGCAGGATTAGTGGAAAATCCACCTAAAGCTTGCCAGCGTACCCAGACGCGCCAGGTAAAACCTTGCTTCGCCTCAACCGGAATTATGTTGCGGTTATACAATTCCTTTAGCGTACCGTCGCAATCCACATACACAGAGCCAAATTTCGAATGGCCTATGTTTTCATCATGGTGCCAAACACCTTGTCCCTCAAGGGTATTCAAATTGTCGAAGCCGGGATGCATCAAAAGCTCAGTCTGGCCAGCGAATAGGCTAGCAATCGGAACTTTCGCTAACAAATTGTCGGGAATGAATCCATATATATTGTTGGCATTCAGCGGACTAAGAGAGGTCAAAAACGTTTTGAGCCAAGCGTTTACGCCACCAATAGAGAGGTCGCCAAGTGAGGGAATATTCTTAAAGATATTCCACGGTACAAATAGGTTAAACAAACTGAATTCGAGACCAAGCGACAATTTCGAGCAAGTAAGTGTTCCGCCCCAAATGGTCCCTGCTCCGACCTGCGCACCACAACGATAGCCAAGCTTAAAGCCGTCAACGTTGTTGGGAACTATGATGTTTCGGCCAACCTGTAACCAACCGCCATCAGTTTCGCGATCAGATGGCGCATCAATATTCTGTTGCTCTATTTCATTTAGACCGGCATAGAAGACAATACATGGCCCCCATTGATTCTGATGAGTAGCAACACCTTGCCATCTCAGCCAACCACTAAACGCGAAAGTCTCACCAGGAGTACAGGTTTCAGTACCTTGCGTCAAAATCCTTTTGCCATAAGCGTTTCCGATAGTCCTAAACGATCCTTGACCGCGACCATTAACCAAATCTTCAAGAGGCGTGCCAGGACTCCATTGTGTAGCGTCAAATACCCATTGCGTATTTGGATTTGAGCCTACTTGCCAAATGGTTGTCAGGTCAGAGATATTCGGCGCTAGGTCCGGTCCCAAGCTCTCTAATCCCAAGCTACGCATAAGGTTTCGTGGATTAATCAAATTGACCAACCACGTCATCGCTTTAAATACAGTTGTTATCAAGATGCTCAAGATATTCAAAAGGAAATCCCTTGGGCCACTTAACAACTTCTGAATTTTCGCGCGGAGGTCATCCACAAGCCTGCGTAATAGAGTGAGGTCTAACCAACCGAATCCAAGTCCTATTTGCTTTAATAGTCGATTCAGAGCGGGAATGATGCCAGACGTAAAATCCGTTATGCCAAAATATAAATCGGTCACAGCATCATTGAATTCCCTGACCGCTTCGATTGCTTCGTCGGAAAACCCAAACCTTTCCAACCATAATTCCATTGCGTCAAATATAATGTCCGTGAATTGCGGTAAAGGAACAATGAATTGGCGAAACAGATTCCCTGCTGCCTCAATAAGATTCAGCGGAAATACAGTATCAGGGTTGATACCTAACAAAGTCCCTAATGCTTGGAAAATGTATTTGAGGTCTCCCAAATCAATTCCCGTTGGTGTTCCGCCTGCGAATATCACAATTAGATCAGCGATAATTCCCTGCAATTGCTCTAATGCATTTTGATTTGCAGCGTCCACTCCCTGTTGCAATTTCTGTGTGTAAGCGGATAATGTGTCCACAGAATTGTTGAGCCACTGAATGTTTCGGACAAAATCCTGATTGACGAAAGTCTGCGTGCGAGAATCAATAGCCGCCAACGCTTTTGCTTCTCGCGTCGGTGGCATAGTCCCGCCACCACCAAAGCCAGGTCCACCAAATAGAGTAGTCATTTTATATACACAATCGGATCGTAGTTAAATGCACCTTCTGCCATTACTGCCAATCCTAACCGTCCATCCTTTTTCGTTTCATCCCAAGACATCCCCATTATTCGATGCCATTGTTTTATCCCTTCTCCGACCCAAGGCATATTGCCCTCAATTAGAATTTCGTCGCCAACGTCAAATGTCCCAAATGGTGCATTCGGATGGTAAGGGTCAATAAATAGAGATTCATATTGATAAGGGAATTGCCTTCGTGTCAATTTCCTTTTGGCCCATGCCGCTGCGCGCTCATTCGAATCAATTCTCAAATCCATTTCGTTCATCACACGTCGGAATCGGTCAGGGTCATAGTTGGAAATCGTTGCGCTGTAAGTCTTTCCAGGGAAAAATCCGTCGATAATGATGTCAGACATCCATTCCACTTCTGACTCTAATTTCGGCGCGGCCACAGTGACATTCTCTCCCCTCCGAAATGCAAGGCCATGTTGCTTTGTTCCGCCGCTTGGATACCCTAATCGAATTCCCTTTTTAATTGCCGTCCTATTTTCATTCCATCCACTCTCTTCGACATAATCGAAAGGGATGTCGCGCGCCAGCTTTTCAATGTATTCGCCACAGTCTGTTTTATCAGAGGCGCGAATGAATATAGCGAAAAAGTCCTGAATGAATTGCTCATTGTTAAAGCTCCATCCCGGCAACATAAGTGTTCCACTTGATGCCGGATACACTGAAACCCCAAGCGCGGCATTGTGATAACTCTGAATGTGCTTCCAAATGCGATCCATTATTTCAAAAGGATCAACAGCAATGGGATTCCAATTCTGTAGCCAGGGGATGCCTTTCGCATAGTTGGTGAAACCCTTTGCGCGCAAATTCAATATACCTGTCTCTGGCTCTATTTCGCTTGGTTCCATGATACAAGACGCTATAAACACCTCTTCGCCAAATTGGTTGTATTTCAAGGCATGTATCCAGTGGCCCCACGGTTTCAACTGAATTGGTCCCGCGCCTGAAAGTTGTTGAATACTAGGCTCTTTCGGATGCAGCTTCATGCTGATTTCGGACGGACCACTAAGCGCGCGGTTGATTTTAACCTCTTGTCCCACAACATCTCTGGCAACAATGTTGCCATGCACGTCTTCGATACAAAAGCGAAAACGATCATAATAGTCTATAGGGTTTGCCATGCGTCCCTCCACAACAAATAGCACATAGAATTAATTAACCCATATTCCTTTTCCGCTGCTGCTTCGGCTTCTCTTAGAATTTCCTCTGCAATGCTAGGAGGGTAATTGTCACTGGCCCAAAACCTAATAAGAGGACCAGGTGTTGACTGGCCCAAAAGCCTTTGCGTTGCTTTCATTCCAAATCCATAATGCCGATACTCTGGCCCAAGGTATCCCCAACCATTCACATTTCGAAATACACAAACGCGATGTTTATTGATCCAAAGCGTATGAGTGTGGATGTCTTCACCACTGCCAAATTCCGCTTCCCAATACCAACCAGCGCCAGCGTGGTCTCCCCTTCCAAATAGACCTTTGAAATTGTCGATGATGTTCTCCAAAACCGCTAGCACTCTTGGGATTTTGAATGTCTTACTAATTTCGTAATCAGTTCCATCAATATGTACTCCGAAAATGAAATTCGGATAGCGAATATCCCAATAGTGATACCGCGTGCCTTCCGCGTTGCTGCGTCCTATGATTCGATTTGCACATTCCTCTTCGAAAAGACTTGGCTCAGGCGCAATTCCAATTTGCATTCCGACCTTTTGCCAGTCACTTATCGTTTTCTTTAATTTGCGAATAGCGGTCCCTAATCGCCAACGGTTGCCGCTATCGTGCCAAGCTAATACAGCATGGATCAGCGGAAGTCCTGGCAGCACTTGAATTTTCGGCGCTATTTCTCCCTGGCCTGGCCCCATATAATGAATAAGCCATTTCTCCTTTAGCATATCTAAATCATACTCACCAAAATCCTCTTCGACATCTCCAAAGCTAGGTTTCAAACCGCTTGCGTTCCAAGAGAATTCAACTTTGCTATTAGTCTCAAACAAGAGTTTGTCTAGATATGGTCGAGTTACCCTGGAATTCAAGGAGATTCCGCTATCAAGGTCTACCGCGCGCCTAGCCCACGGATAGCTAGAGATTTCGACCATAGAACCAATAGCAATGGTAGCATCCAATTCTATTGTTACAAAACCTAATTGGATGATTGGATGCGTCATTGGCCCAACTAGTATGAGGCGCAACCAACTTGGCGCATCTCCCATGTCGTGATTCGCATTGCGCACAACGGTTTTGATTTCATTTGGCTTAGTGGAAAGCATATATTCGTAATCGCTGTAGTACAACGTATCAGACCTCCGAAACTCCGCAATCATCTTGCGCGCCTGGTTATTTGGTGGCCTTCCAAGCGGAGTCACAGCCAATTTCCCTGGCCTGCCATACACTCTAACCACAGTTCCATCTCTAGGACGACATATCTTTAATGGCTTCAATTCGCCCCATTTATGGCGGGTCTCATCCGCGCGCCATTCCCGCGCGAAGATGCCCGGTTGCCGGTCATTATCAAAATTCAATTCGCGAAAGTCCTTCATAATCGCGCCAACATGAGGCATCGCATAGTTGTTTAATGCGTTGATAGTCAACGTCATTGGCATTGGCTTAAGTGTGTCCTCACCAAAACTTAATTCATCAGACGAACCACGTTGATAGTCTTGAACATTCAACTCATACGCGCCAATGTCGCACGATTCAATGCGAAACATCGTGTGAGCACCAAATACGAAATTGCCTATTTGATACTGACCTGGTAAAAGGTTGCGGTTCAACATATTTCGCCTACATTCCTGAGTATCCGAAAGCACCTACGCCACTTGACCTTATCGCAAACATTGCATCATTCATCGTATCGCGCGGGTCTTGGCCTGGTCCCTGATAGATATTGAATTGGTTTTGTGCGCCTTGCCTTTCACCATACCTTGCACCTAGTTGTCGCGATAAGGTGTTGAAAGTCTGTTTGAATTCAGGGTTTTCGGACGTATACACTTGCAATTGACCTTCGATGGTATCCAGCAAATAGCGAATGTCAGTCGCACCAGTTAATCCGTACCAAGCCTGTAGCATTCGACCCATATACTTAGTGCCAATCTTATAAGCCTCTTGCGCCAATTCAATTCCGGTATTTATCGTTTGGAGCGTGGCCGCGATAATTCCGGCAATTGCAGATACAGCTTGCAATGCAGCTTTTGCTGCTGCTGTTCCTCCGAAGTCTGCGCCACCAGCGTCAGGAATAAATGAATTGATAGTGCTTGCAACGTCACTCACGGTTTGCGCGACCTTTGCGCCTAGCTCAATAAAGGTCTGTACCGTGTCAATCATTTTCATTATGTCTTCGGTATTCGAAATACCGCGTGCCAGAATGCCTGTCGTCTTCTTAGTGTCAGCAATTGCCTTTAATGAGGTGTCGAAAAGATCAAATACATCATTAACAATGGACGAAATACCACTAGCGATATTTCCAACCTGATCCATAAATCCAGCACCCTCAGTACCAGCTTCGCCAGAAATACCAAATGGCGCTGCTGGCTGACCCATTAATCCGGTCTGTTGTTGATAGCGCTGATATTGTTCTGGTGTCATTCCTTGGGTTGCTTGTAGACCACCTGGCGTAGAAATGTAAGTGCCATCAGGCAAAGGAATTGAATAGCTAGTACGAATATGGACGTGATCCATATGTGTTGGATATTCGCCTGCCATACCTTGAATGTTCCTCTGCCCGTTGATAATTCCGAACTGCTGGCCTGTCTGTGGATTTTGGAATATCAACTGTTCTACTAATTGAGGATTAGCATAAAGGTATTCGGCAAAGGCATTCATTCTCCGTACATTTTCAGGCGCATGGCGACCGCCTGGTGCTGAGCCTATCCAGTCAATTCCTTTTTGAACATTACCTTGTGCTTGGTGCCCTTGATAGGTACTGGCCTTAATTCCGAAAGTCTGCTCAATGGCTTGTACCCAAGGAATTTTCGAAAAGTATTCCTGACCACCAACGCCATAACCACCAACGCCACCTGCGCCAACCGGCAAACTATATGGTTCCCTTTGACCCTTTGCCGCTTGTGGAGCTAGACCAGCAACGCCACCAACGCCACCTTTTCCAGCAGTGGTGGAAAATGTGCCTAGAGAATTGCTTGCTGAATTCGCTGATGTCCCAAGGCTATCCACACCTTTTGTCGCATTTTGCGCGGCATCTCCGAATGTAGTTGCGCTGGTGTTTACACCAGTTAAAAGCGCATCCGTTTCGCTTCTTAAGCGGTCCCAATCTTGTTTGCCTTCCCGCGTAAGAGGTCCGCCCACGGAAGTTGTTGCAAGAGCACCCTGCCCAACACCAAAACCTGCCATTGGCAAATGACGGTTTCTCTCTAATTGGTTCAAATAGGCTTCAGTGTTTTTATCTAATTGGAATCGTTCCTCTGGTCGAATACCTCCGCCCTGCGCGAAAGTTGGTGTCATTTGGAAGATTCCACCGACCGCTTGCCCATAAGGGTCATTCGCCTGACCGGAAATTGCTGGATTCAAACCACTTTCGCCAAGTCCATAAGCAACGATGTCTCTTGCTTGCGAATCGTTATATCCGCGCGCTCTTGCCGTATGATAAATGTATCTCGCATTTGCAGCTTTTCCAGCGCCAGCAGGCGGAGGCGGAGCAGGCGGTGCTCCCATTCCCCCTGCCGCGCCTGGTGTTTGGCCACCAGTACCGCCTTTTCCGGTACTAATTCCACCAGGCGCAGGTAATGCAGGTTGTCCCATTAATCCGGCTTGTTGTTGATACCTGGCGTATTGCTCAGGCGTCATTTCGCCTTCTTTTCCTTTTCCTTTACCTGGCTTCATAAAGGATTCAAATAGCTTGCCAACCTGCACACCTATATTGACAATACTAGTAAGAAAATTGGCGATCTTTCTTCCAAAGGAAGACATCTCATTCATGTCTTCGATAAATTGAGTAAACCTGTCGGACATAGGTTTTGCCGCGCCATGCGCAACAGAAACCGCATTTGATTTGACTTCGCCAACATTGGCCGCAATTCCTTCTGCAAATGCAGAGGTGAATTTCTTTCCGCGATAAAGCGTATATCCTTCACCACTCAAAGGTCCATATTTAGCAGGCGATCCGGGCAATGCTCCCGCTGCTGCCTCTGCCGCTTGAATTGCGGCCTGCCGTACATAATGAACGCCCGAAATGATGCCATCTGCAAAGCCTTTCGCGAAATTCTCGCCAGCATTCTTTGCGGCATCTATTGCTGGCTTGGTCGCTTCGGCAACTTCCTCTGGCGAAATCGGTTGCGGCACAGGCACATTCGCGGCCTCTGGCTGAGCCGCTGGCGGCACTTCTGGCTGAGCCGGTACAGGTGGCGGAGGTGGCGCTGCTGGTGGCGCTGCGTGCGGCTCAGGTGGCCTCTCTGGTGTCGGCACAGGCGGAGGCTCAGCAGCAGGCGGAGGCGCAGGTGGTGCCTCTGGCGGAGGAATGAAAGTTGTTGGGGGAGCAGGCTTTTCAGGCTCCGGTTTAGGTGGCTCCGGTTTTCCTGGCTCCTGTGCTTGTTCGGCGTCTTTCTTTGCTTTTTCTGCTTCCTCTTTTGCTTTTTCGGCTTCTTTCTTGGCCTCTTCCGCTTCCTTCTTTGCTTTTTCTGCCTCTTCCTTTTCGCGCGCTATTCTTTCTCTTTCAGCTTCTAGGTTGTCTTTATCCGCGTCCGCTTTATGCCTGTCCGCTTCCTCTTGCGCTTTCCGCGCTTCCTCTTCTTTGCGCGCGGCCTCTTCCTTTTCCCTTTCTATTCTCTCTTTGTCGGCATCACTTAATTCAGGCGGAGGTTCTACAGCTTCAGGAGGTGGAGGTGGAACTTCAGCAGGCGGAGGCTCTGGTGGAGGTGAAACCTGTTGCGCCGCTTGCTGTTCCGCTTCTGCGTCCTTTTTCGCTTGCTCTGCTTTTTCCTGTTCCTTTTTGGCCTCTTCCTCTTTTCTTTCTGCCTCTTTCTTTTCGGCTTCGGCTTTATCCTTTTCCGCTTGCTCTTGTGCTTTATGTGCTTCCTCTTCTTTGTCTTCTGCTCTGTCCTCTTCCCTTTCGGCGTCTTCCTTCGCACTTTCGGCTTGCTCTTGTGCTCTATTTGTTTCCTCTTCTTTTCGTTCCTCTTCTCTCTTTCTTTCCTCTTCTTTTCGTTCTGCTTCCGCTTTATCGGCTTCCTCCTTAGCCTTCCGTGCTTCCTCTTCTTTTCTTTCTGCTTCCGCTTTATCGGCGTCGGATTCCGTTGGCTCTTCAGGCTTTTCAGGTGGCTTACTGGATACGGTTTGTACTGTGGGAGAAGGCTTTTGGAAGGAAGTTCCTGCCTCTGGAATTCCAATGTGAACGTGGTGATGATGCGCTCCCGCTTGAGCTTCGGTGTAATAGTCACCGAATTTGCCTACATTTTCGCCCCTCTTGATATTACCCGTAAAGCCTTGTGCATCATGTATCAATTCTTCTAGAGTATGCCCATATTCCTTTTCCATGAATTCGGCAAACTCTTGCATCTTTCGTTTGCCTTCTTCGGTCATTGGCGCTGCGAGGTCTATTGCGCGGCCTGCTCCGTGAAGACCAGGATCGCCAGGTCTCCCTCTTGAAGTCTCTTCTAGCCCAAAGCGTTTCGCTATTTCCGCGATTTCGTCTAATGTCGGCGCTGGCTTTGTCGGCGCGGAAGGTGTTGTGTCACTTGGAGTTTCGGCAGTTGTACCTTGCGGAACGGCGAAATACGCGCCTTGTAAAGAATCAGAAGCAGCTTTACCGAATTCCTCTCCTGCCTTTTTCGCTCCTTCTTTCAAAGGCTCTTCGGCAGATTCCCCTAGTGTCTGGCCAGCGTCCTTACCTTTATCTTCAATATCTACGTTATCAGACAACGCATCTGCTGCGTCTTCGCCCTTATCCTCTATATCGACATTATCGGAAAATTCCTCTGCGGCATCTTCGGCTTTGTCTTCAATATCAACATTATCGGAAAACTCTTCTGCGGCATCCCCTGCGGATTCTGTCAAATCCGTTTCATCAGAAAGAGTTTCCGCTGCGTCTTCTATCGAATTGTCATCTACCGCAACAGGTTCCGGCTCTTTGTCCTTTCCTTTATCCTTATCCTTGTCCTTGTCTTTGTCCTTGTCTTTGTCTTTGTCTTTATTTTTGTCCTTTTCTTTGTCAGCTAATGCTTTATCTTCTTTATCCTTTGTATCTTTATCTGCTTCGGCTTTGTCCTCTATTCTTTGATCGTCTTTATCCTTTGTGTCTTTATCTCCATCCTTTTTATCCTCTATTCTTTGTTCTTCTTTATCACTATTTGCCTTGTCTTCCTCTTCTTTCTTGTGCTGTGCCTTTGCCTTTTCCGCTTCGGCTTGCTTTTCCCTTTCTTTCTTTTTCGCTAACGCTTCGGCATCTTCCGAAGCGTTTTCACCGAAAAGCGCTACAGCAGCGGAATAGTGGAGGTGGTCTTTGTGCATATTGTAGGTGGCTTCATCGTAATAACCCTCTGCCGAAACGTCTTCGCCACCAGCAATTCCGTATTTCTTTCCAGTCTTTGCTGACTTATAGATCAATTGTGTTGTGCGCTTACGGATTTCAGGGTTATTCATTATGTATTCGGCCATGCGGTCCATAGCGTCTGTGTCTTGGACGCCAGGCTTAGCAAAATCAAATGAGAATCCCGCGCCGTGTCCAGAGTCAGGACCAGACGCGGAAACCTTTGAGCTAACACCTAATCCGAATTTTTCTGC